CATATGCCACTGTAGCCTCATATATCAGCTTTGCAACGGCTTTTCTGTTCGGTTCGATAACTTCTAAAAGCTTGTCCATCCATGCTACCTTGGCAGACGTTAACGACGTTTTCTTTGGATATGCATTGATCGTGTATTCCCATCCCCATTCCGCGTCAAAGTCCAAATCAGATGCAGGCACGCTTTCTTTTGTATTTTCTTTCTCTATCTCTATATCTGTATCTATATCTTTCTCTATATCTTTCTCTATATCTATCTCTACATTGCAATTTTGTTGCAAAATGTTGCACTCCGTTGCTCCACTGTTGCATTGCAACGCTTTTTGTGCATTTTCCCTAGATTTACGACTTCTACGAGTGCTTGCCGTCTCGCTTCCTAGGTTATCTTGCACAAATGGCAACTTGTACTCAATGGAATCTGATGTTTCAAGCAATCCGCAGGAAAGAAGATACTGAATCGTAACTTGAACATTGATTTCGTCCTCATTAATATCAAGGGCGATCTCTTTGTAAAATTCATCTTCCAAGCCGGAATACTCTAAGTAGCCGCCCTTTTTCAACGACAACAACTGCATCTTAAGGTATATGATCGTGTATGTATCACCGCCAGCCATCTTACGGAGTTTTTTGATTCGTTTACTGTCAAAGAAATCATCCATCAGTTTAAGCCAGTAATACCGCTTATTCTCCGCCATTTTCACTACCTCCAAGCAATTCAATAACCTTTGCCCCTGCATCTTCCGGGCGACAAAATACGAACTCAACGCCATACTTAAGTTGCATTGTCAACATAGCTTTTGCCAATACCTTGCCAGATGTCGGCTTTGTTTTCGGTAGCGGTACATTCAGCAATTTTCCAAGTGTGTGCATATATGCAATATTGTTATACCGGTCTACTCGTGGATTATGCCATGTAAATACATCATTGACGGAATACACCTTGTCTGTATTTTCAATAAGCACATATAGCTTAATTCCGTTGTTCTGCGCCAAAATACACTCGTCACGGAATCTCGGATGTGCTTTTCCACAGATATTCCCTACAATTTCCTGCATGTCCTTTTTCGTGTCAACGGAAACATCATATGTGCCAAGAAAATCCATCTTTTTAAGTTCCATTTTTCTAGCTGATTTTCTACGGATAACATCCGCTACCTTGTCTGTGGCAATTATGTAATCTCCAACCGGCAATGGTGCACGCAAGACTTCCATATCGTGGCTTTTAAAATATCTATTCTTAAGGATATGTAAGCCCTCTTTCTGTCCTTTATCCTCAATTATTAACACGTATTCTCCTTTCTGGCGGTCACTTTTAGCAACCGCCAAAGGTATCTCATGGCTTTCAATTTAGTTTTGTGATATATTAAATTCCATACCAAAGTCAGATACCGCATAAACTGGTTTCTTTTATGCTTTCACATTGGTGTTTCAACCTATCAAAACGGGCAAAGGTTCATATCAACCTCTAATCCTTTTTCCGCTATATAAACATCTGCTCCATATTTAACTGTTTCTTCTGTCTTTCGCTTGAATAGTGCGGGATCTCCGCTTTTATCTGATAAGTGTATTAGAACGACATTTCTCAATGCCGGGTTATCGTTAGTAGAAATAAAGTCAAGTGCCGTTGGCAGGCTCATGTGACCTCTTAATCTATGCTCGTAATTTGGCTCTTCTCGGTTCACAAACTGCATATCGTAGTTGGCTTCCACCATGATGTGATTAACGTCCTTAAATCGCCATCTGACGCATTCTGTGTCTGTTGCATACACAAGGCTTCCCATCTCTGGATGCGTAATGTAAAACCCAACGCACGGGCACTCTGAACCGTCTCCGTTGTTATGTAGCCATCTTCCAGATTTATCACGGTTTTCAAATGCTCTTATGTCAAAATTTCCTTTTCTAAAACGCATTTCAGAATCTTTTATCGGCGGTCTGCATGGTTCAAAAACAGGAATGCCAGCTTGCACATATTGTAAGCTATAAAGACTATGGTCAGTATGGAAATGGGTAGTAATCACAGCCTTAATTTTCATCACATTGAAATCCAGTGCTTTCTTGACTTCCATGAATGGCAACCCAGCTTCGATTATCAAGGCTTCGCTTTCATTCTTCAGAATGTAGCAGTTGCCGGATGAACCAGAACCTAAAACTTTAAGTCTCATTAAAGAACTCACTCCTCACATCAATAATCTGTCTCGTCTGTCCCAACAATGCCCTATTATGCTTTGCCCTATGCTCATTGTCACAGATAAATTGCTTGCAAATTTCTGGTCGAACCGGATAGATTCTGCATTTCTCGCAACTCTTATCCGTATCAAGAAAATGACATGTCATATCATACGTTCTATTCGCAGTGGGAAGAATATGTTTGCACTCTTTGATATGGTTCTTACGAATATATCTGCGAATAGTATCTACTTCTTTTCTGCTCATTGGTAAAAGATTGGAACAGCAGTTACCGCATTGGCTACATTTCCCATCTTTGCAGAAGTTATAAATATTATCTTTCATACCTTTCTGAACTGACTCTAAAAATGAAATAACTTCCATAGGCTACTCCAATTCTTCCTCTGCCGGGAACTGAAATACTTTCATGTAATTCTGGCTTGCATATTTTTGATATTCTTCTCTAAGCATTTCCATAGCTTTCTTTGCTTTTTCTTCCGTGGAGTATTTAGCAATAACAATGTCACTGACAAGATCATCTATCCCTGTAAGGTTCTTGTTCAAAAAATAGATTTCTCCCTTAAACCTCTGAATAACTACTTGCTCATACGGAATATCCAATGTGCCGTCCTGTGATATAACTCTCATGCATCCACCTCTAATCTTTCATAAAGTCCGGTACGCTTTCGTCATTCTCAACGACTTCTCCGGCTACTTTCTCCGGCTCAACTACTTCACTCCCGGTCTCAATAGCTTCGGATTCAGCTACAACAAATGGCTCTGAATTGGCATTTTCCGCAATTTCTTCCTGTGTCTGCTGATAAGTTTCATCCATCTGCATAAGAGACTGTTTTGCAATAGCATTAAGGTCTTTTGGATGCTTTTTAATGGCGTTATTACGCATTTTACGAACAATCATAGATTCCGATGTATCAAGCCATGCGGCACTCATATATGGTCTTGCAACTTCACAAGCAAGCATATCTTCAATAGTCTCACAGGCTAAAAGTGCTTTCAGAATTTCATTTTTCTTTTCTGCGATAGCTTTCTTTTCTTCATCCGTAGCATCATATTTCGTTCTAGGTACAACCTTTCCACTCTTATCTTTTTTTGTTCCAAGTAAACCGAAAGTTTCATTCAACAGATTATTACGGACATGAGCGAAAAGATTTCCTTTTACGCTTTCACGCTCTGCAATCATGTACTCGATTTTTCCGTCATTCATTTCAACAGGATAAACAACACGGATTACTTTCTGTGACAATCCTTTTTCTTCCCACTCCGGCGGCGTAACTTCAACACCTCTGTGCTTCGGATATGTAAATTCATCCCCTTCTTTCACAAGCCATACTGGATATACCTTTTTAACATCAACACCAAAGTTACGGAGAAGCGCATCGTTTCCGTCTCCTTCGATTCCCATTTCTACTTCCTTGTACCAGTTTCCGTTTGCATCCTGTTTACTTCTCAACTGGAAGTAGCACTCCCTCGGCACCGCATTGGCATTAAGTTGAAGGCTTGATACCTGTCCAATAACCTGTCTCAAATTAGAACCATTCAAGTTGCTCATAGCGGCTTTGTTAGATGTAACAAGGTTGTAAATTGCACTCATAGATGCCATAGCACACTGCTTGGAATAATCGTCAAACACAAGTCCGTGTTCTGCGAAGTCACGCTCAATAAGTCCTGTGTACTGGTTCGCATAATAGGAAAGCTGTGTATTCATTTCCTGCTTTCCCTGTGCCGCAACTTCCTGTTTCTTTGTTTCTGCCATAATTATTTTTCCTCGCTTTCCATGATGATTTTTAATTTGTTTTCTGCTATTTCAAACTTTTCTTTTGCTGATTTAAGTTCCTTTTCTGCGGCTTCTCTAAACTTTTCCTTTGCATAATCGAAATTCGGCTTTGTAAGGAAAATATTTTCATAATAGCCAGTAATTTTCCCTTCGTCCTCTTTTCTAACAAAGCTCATGCAATTTGGAAAACCTCTTTTCTTATCAACTGGATAATATGTCTTTGGTTTTTCAATCACTTCCACTTCTGTGACGGAGATTCCGTCCGAATTAAGTCCATAAAAATAAAGTTTCACTGCTTTTCCTCGCTTTCCTCATATTTCTTCACAACCGCCACCTTATCAGCACCTTAGGTTTCCACCCATGCCATATCCACTGATTCATCTGTAACTGTCAGCTTTGCACCTTTGGCATTTACAACCGTATCACCGGCTTTTACGGAATCCTCGGTGCGGTATGTATAACTTCTGGTGCTGTTAGGAAATTTCGCTTTGATATAATTCATTCTGACACCTCGCCTTCTTCTACATTTGTGAACTGAACCACTAACCTATTAATCAAATGAGAAAATCCGAGTAAATCAATTGATTCATCTCCTGTAATTCTCTTATAAAAGATAAAAAATGCTTGTATAGTTGCAAAGAAATCGTCAGTGACCTCATTGTTACTCAATTCCAATTTAGGAATGCATTCACTTCTCTTTCCTCTGGCTCTCTGTACACATCCTGCAAAGCACTTAAGAAATATAAAATTTTGTTTTTGTGTTTATCCATTCTACACACCCTCGCTTTCTGCATCGTTAATTGGCATATCCAATGTGACCGCAACATCTCTGATAAACTCTTCCGGAATATAGATTCCTGCCTGTACGCATATCGCATACTGCACCTTTGCAATACTTGTAATATCAGAACCTTGCTTTTCCATTGTCTTTGTCAGAACCTTAAGCAAATTAGCCACGCCACCATGTGACTGTGGAGTTTTCCTTGCTGATAAACTCCGAATCTCTTGAATATCAGTTTTCATATTCTCCATGAATTTATTTCTCCTATTGTCGAACCATTTTTCAAACGCATTCCACAGTTCTAAGAAACAGTCCGTTTTAAGTATTGCATCCTCGATGTTAGTGTATCTTTCCGAAAGAAACAGGCTTATTATCTGCCTTGCGTGCTTTTCAAAATATAATTCACAACTAGCTTTCAAAAAGTACCGATACCCGAAACCGCATCTGCCATTAAACCAAGAAAATGAGTACCATGTGTTACCTTGAAAATACGTGTCGTATTTCGTGTCCCACTTGGTAAACATGGGGGATTCTCCCTTTCTATGCACCAATCGCATAACACATTTCTTATGGAATACTTCTTCACACATAGCTTTGAATGTTCCCATGCAAAACCTTTCATTCCCAAGGTCAAGCGGCTCTCCTGCTTTCATGTATTTGTCAATGATTTCGATTGCCTTTGCATTTATTGGATAGTCCATATCACATAGCTTCCACTTTCAACTGCTTATCCTCGGAAACACTCAAAAGAATTAACTGCGCATCCATATCCGGCACATTGAACTCATTCAACGATTCGGCGTTATCTACGAAAATCGGCACGCTCACACCGTACAATTCGCTTAACGAGCGGATAATATCAAGTCCGGCTACGATTCTGTGACCGCTATTCAAAGTTGAATACGGTACGCCATTTACGGTACACTCACAGCAATCTTTCATGCCGCCATTTAACTGCATTTCAAAGAGTTTGAAATTTACGGTCTTGAAATGGCTGTTGATGGATTCAGAAACCTTATTCAGCTTGAAGCGAATGAACTCTTCTAAGAGGTAAAGCATCTGTTCCTGGTCGGCAACTTTCTGCCCGATTTCTTTCTGCTCTGCCTGCAACTGTGCGATTCTCTCATCAATTTCAACGTTCATAGAAGCTTTGGCAATGATTTTATTTACCTCGTCAAGATGGCTCTGCAAATCTGATTTTTCAGCTTTTAAATCATTAACAATCTGGTCCGCTCCGTTTGATTCAAGCTTTTCAATCTCTGCCAGTACTTCATTATGCCTTGCTTTTAACTTCGCATATTCCTCATTCTGCGAATAGTCAGCTTCTTCTGGGATCTCGGATAACAGTTTGCAAAGTTCCTCTTTATTCGTAAAAGTCCCCTGCTCCTGTTTCTTTAAGGAATCTATTTCCATTTGCAGATCAGCATTTTTCTTTGTCAGTTCCTCGATAAGATTTTTCTTTGCAAACCCATCTGCCTTGATTTCTTCCAAGTTGGATTCTTTCTGGGTAATAAAGTCACTTTTTGAATCATTTAGTTTCCGCTTTGCATCTGCCTTGGCTTTTGTCTTTCTTTCTTCAAAATCAGCCTTTAACTGCTCAATCTTATCAGCCGGTAACTTCTGACCGCATAAGGAACAAACCGTTGTAGATTCATCGAATATCCACTTGGATTCATCAAAGAGATACGGGGTTTCATCAAATGCCTTGGCTTTCTCGGAATTATACTGTTCGCCCAGTTTCTTCCGCTCTGCATCCGCATCAGTGATAGCTTTTTCGTTATCAGAAATCTGTTTCTCTTTCAAAGAAATCGTAACCGCAAAATGTTCTAACTCATTTTTACAATCACGCAATTCAGCATCCATGATGCTTCTTTTGTTTGATAACTCGCGATTCATCGTCTGTTCCATGCCGGACATGTCAAACTGTAACTGCATTTCCTTACTTCTTAAATCGCCCAACGAGCTACCGGCATTCTCCATTTTCTTGTCACATTCAGCGATTCTTCTTACCAGATCTACCTTTGCAAGCTCCTGTTCTGCCACATCCACATCAATCTTGGATTTTTCTGCTTCATCAATACGCACCGGAATTTCAGCCTGTTTCTTCTTCCACCCGGATAACGCTTTGGAAAACTTAGCACGGATATCATCTGTGGACGGTGCTTTCTCCAACTCGCCGAGTAATGGGGCATACTTAGCATCTGTCTGCGCCAGTTCAACATCCGATACATCCGTTGCGAGGCGCATCAGAATATCGCGCTGATCTTTCCATTTCAAAGAAGAGAAATACTGCGGATTGGTCAGCATCTTAAACATATCCTCGCTCTGCGCAAGACCGGAAACATAAGCTTTGAAATCAGCTTCACTCTTTGGATAACCGTCAATTTCAAATGAATTGACATTTCCCTGCAAAGTCACGGTATCGGTGCCACGCTTCTTTACCCAGTTCTGCTTCTGAATCTTTGAAAGTTCCATTTCCTTGCCATCTACATCCAGAACCGCTACAACCTTAATCTCCACGTTATCAATGCGGTTGCCGTCCTTATCCAACGGTCTGACATTGAACTTTTCCTCTCCGGCACTGTTCTTGTTAAACAGAAGCCATGTGAACGCATCGAATATGGTTGTCTTTCCTGCGGCGTTCTGTCCTTTAATACTTGTCTTATTAGAGAAATTCACATCAAGGCTCTTAATTCCCTTGAAATTCTCCATATGTAACGATCTAATTTTCAGTTTCATTTTCTTTCCCCTTCCACTCTTTATATTTTTTAAGTGCCTCTTCAAAGCATGCTTCATCGTCAACATATCCAAGAGCTGACTCTATAATTTTTGAATCAATAGTTGTTCCTTTTTTTCCCATCAGCTCAATGTCTCTTTGGTGCTCATTTGCAATAATGGCACATGCTGTATGAACTTTCGTCCTGCATGCAACCAGATCTGCATATTCTTCAACGGAAATTGTAACGGTATTTTCTGCCATCTTAATTTTCCTCCTCTAATACATTGATTTTGCTTACAGACACCTCGTATGCTGTTCTCTGTTCTTCTGTTCCATCTTCATATTTCTTAATATATCCGCGGCTCTGAATGCGTCCATTGATCTCAATATGAGTTCCTACTTCCAACTGACCAACAAATCTTGCATTTCTACCCCAAACAACACATGGGATATAATCTGATTTTCCGTAGGAACGATTGACTGCGATTAATAAATCTGCAATTTCTCTTCCAAGCGAAGTTTTCCTGTAAATCGGTTCTTTGCATACATATCCGTCAAGCTGGATTTTGTTCAAATCTGTATGCTCTCCCGGATTCGCTTTTTCAATTTCACAGACGAATACATATAATAACAGACGATTTCTCTTTTCCTCATGTTTGTTATAAGAACTATACACACCGGAAACATTAACGGCAGTGCCCGTGTATTTATCATTCAGATTGATTAATCTCTCTGAAATAATTAATGGGATAATATCAGCCGTCCCACTTAATCTATCCACTTTGAGGTGCATATTATAAAATCCCTCTCCAAACACCTCATGGTTAAATTCCGGCTCTGTGATAATCGTTCCTGTAAGTTCCACTTTATTGTTTTCTGCTCTCATATTTGAATTTCTCCTTTTCTTGTGCTAAAATAGGCGCAAATAGCTTATGCTATTGCTTGAACTGGAATCATTCAGCTTTGGTCGGTTCGGATGATTCCTTTTCTTTGCTGTAATCAGTGTCAAATGTGATATAGGTAATACCGTCATCGTCATCAGACTCACTTCTGTAATCGTAATCTACAATCTCTTCTGTATACTCCTGCCACTCCCCATCTATTTTTGTTCCTATATAAATAAGAAGTAATCCAATCAATACAGGTATAGCAGTGACCGGATACTCCGTTGCATCAATGCAGATGCAAAACAGAAAAACAACGGTGCCGATCATTTCAATTACCTTTGCTAACTTCTTCATAGACACCTTACTCCTACCACTTATAGGAACCGTTGACAATCTCATCACCATACAAGGAAACAAAATCTGTTATTAATGCGATAAACTCTGAATTTGTCGGTTTTCCTTTTTCCACTGAAACCGTATAGCCAAAAATTTTGTTGATCGCATTTGTATTGCCATTTGTCCAAGTAACTTCTATCGCGTGCCGGATTGATCTTTCTACTCTCCAGACTGTATCGCTGTTTTCTTCTGCGATTTCAGTATAGAGTCCTTTAATAATGCTGATAAGTTTACTTCTGTTTTCAAGACATTTCTCAACTGCACTGATTATGTAACCGTAACCCTTAAGGCTATGTTTTACGCCGATCTGATCTAATGTCTTTCTTAAAGCAATGTTCATTTGTCTATCCATGAATACCTCCTGTTAATCCTTTCCAACTCCGTATCTGATTGCCATTTCCTTCACAATAGCTGTATATCCCTCGATCAGCTTCTTGTCCTCTGCGATAATGTCCACATAGGATAATTTGTCTCTGGTTGATTTACAGATACCCTCGTCAGCCATTCTCCTGCGCTTGTTAGTCAGCCGCTGCTTCAGATTTACACCCATTCGCTTTGACAACAGTTCGTAGCTTTCGGCTCTTACTTGGCTGTATGCCTGTCCGCCACCAAGTTCCATGCTGATTTTTCTTAAAATATTTCCAGTATCATCACGCCATGATGTTGTATCAAGTGCAACCACTTCTCGGATGCTCTCAACTCTTTGTTCCACATGGTTCAGTTGTTCCGCCTGCCGTTTCTGTTCTAACTGTTGTTCTGCTACAGAATTGAAAATCTTCTGGAACATCTGCAACTCCGGTGATAATTGGTTGAGGTCAATTACCTTCTGTTTCATGCGCTCTTCCAAATGCGTAAAATACTCACGCGCTTCTTCTGCTTTCTCTCCGTTTCCTTTCATGGAAAGTTTCTTTGCGAAATGTGCTGTGAGTTTGTAATCATCAGCAAAATTTCCTCTGCTACTTTCATTCGCCATTGATGGCGAGTAAAAATAATCCTCATTTTCAGTAGCAAATTCATTGTCTACAATATTCGCTTTCGCCCATCTGGAATAATGGCTTTTATCCATTTCCAAGAACTCATACAACTTCTTTGCGGTGGTCATTCCATTTTCATCGACACCAAGTGCAATCTCAATCGGCGTCTGCATTTTTGCTTGTTTTAACTCTTCCGTTTCCTCCAACTCCTTTCCGTGTTATAATTCCCTTATCATCAAATAAGGGAGGTGCTGCAATGATTGAAAAGACAATTCATGACTTAGCTGTCACATATGCCAGTTCAAAACTTTCAGAATATGAAATTGACAAACGCGAAGCTCCACTTTGCGGAAATACAGAAATGTCATCCGAAGAAGTTCTGTATTTAAAAGCGGCATACGATTTTGCTGTCAAAAATCTTTCGGAGTAGGTTCGTACCTTTCTCCAACCATTGCATGAGAAACAGCTTCTTTTATCACTTCATGCTGTTTCTCCTCTGAAACGGACTGCTCAATGCGTTTTAGTGTACCGTCAATACTCTTTAACGTGTTGAGCATTTCTTTTAAAATTCTCACTGCATTTCTCCTTTCCAGTAACTCTTTAAGTTACTTTCTTTGCAAAAAAAATATCCATTGGATTTTGGATGTGAAGATTATCAATCATAACCTGAATTTCGTCACTTCCAAAAACGCCCTTACTCATTCTCATATAAAATGTTTTTGGCGTAACTCCAATCATTTCCGCAACATCAGCCTGTGTTTTGCCATTTTCAGCAATAACGCCGCGAAGTTTGTTTGTATCAACCATCTTACTACTCCTTTCTAACTTCGTAACTTTTGAAGTTACTTTCATTATATTCCATTTTGGTAACTTGTCAAGTTATTTTTTTCTTGACGAGTAACTTTTTTGTGCTATAATAAAGTTACCAATAGGAAAGGAGGGAAACTCAAATGACAATCGGAGATAGGATAAAAAAGCAGAGAGAGCTTTTAGGTATTTCACAAGTAGAGCTTGCAGAGAAAATAAAAGTTTCAAAGCAAACACTATATAAATATGAAAACAACATTATTACTAATATTCCAAGTGATAAAATAGAAATTATTGGGAAAGTTCTTGAAGTTTCTCCATCTTATTTAATGGGTTGGGAAGATAATTTAGAAAACGCACCAGATATTCTTCCAGACCTTATGTCGGATAATGAATTGCTAGATAATTTGAAAATGCTAATGGAACTTAGCAAAGAACATCGACAGACTATATTTGACAATATAACCTATTGGCATGAAAAAGAGGGGCACTAAATGCCCCACTTTTTTTTGAATGAAAGTATTGTGTTATATAAAAATTTCAAAAATCGCTCGTTGTCGCACTTAACGACCATTTCAGTTATTTTTTCCTTGTAAAACGCTGTTTCCTCATTGCACTCATTTTCCCCCATATTGATTTCCTCCAATCATTCCGCACTTCCGATAGCGATACACAAATTATAGAACTTATGTTCGATACCGTCAACCCCATTTGACAAATTGCTACAAATTACAAACTCGTTTGTAGTTGAGGGACAAGAAAACGCCTTATCCCGCCCCTCAGCCAGAACTTGAAGTGCCCTTATCGGACAATTTTATTTTACAAATTTTTCCACCATTATTCAAACCATTTCGGTCGCAAGTTTCGACAGGTAAATTTCTTATTGTCACATAATGTCGATTGATTAGTTTAAATTTTGTTAAAAAATTAATTACTGGTTGAAAATTATGCATCTGCCAGTTATCTGTGATGAATTTTAAGTGCATAATTTTCCTTTCCGCCCGAAGGCTTGTTATTTAAAAGAGCCGGCTACACAACGCATGGTCATGTAATCGGCTCTTAGGCGCTTGATTTTATTGTATTTATTAGTTGTATGTTTTGGTGCCAAATTATCCCTCTTTTCTTCTTGAAACAACTGTGACTGTAAGTATTCTTGGCGGTAACTCGATGTGCATTAGAAAAGTAAATGCGACAGTGTCTACTATTACAAGACTTGAATATATGTCTACCGAAAAGAGAGATCTTGTAACTACGGTATTCCATTACATTGCGATTGGGAAATGGAATTGAAAAATAACAAATTTATTCAGCAGTGATTCCACCGTTAGGCTCTGACTGGATAATGATATATCGTAGCATATTGAAGTACACTGTCTGTGATGATATGAAAATTGGCTGTCTGACCTTTTAACACTGGAAACATAGGACTGTAATTTTCGTTTGCTGCACCGGCTTGGTGATATTCAAAGTATTCATATACTAATACGCCGTCTATGAATCCATTTATTCCACAATTACTATCGTGTTTATCATCATCCACGTTATACCAAAACTGAATATACCCATCCGCTGTCACTTCATATAGATCGTCGCGTGTACTCCAAACAGCCGTTTTTCCGATATAAAGTGGGTAAACCGGTCGAAGTGCTAAACTTCTGTTTAACGTACTTATCTGTTTTGCCAAGCTCCCATCCACATTCGGATTTGCCTGTCTTGCATCAAGTGCGTAGCCTGCTTCCGTGGTAGTGTTATTATTTACGACGGTTGGTATGGTCGGCTTATTACTCAAATCATTATAACTGCCACTGAAAGCCACGGTTTTTAAATCAGAAAACCACTTCACAATCTTTCCGAACAGAGTCGCATGGGATTCACCGCTTTTGAGATTTTCTCTTACGGATGCTGCCGTAAATGCTGTGGTATTCTCTGCTGTATCTCCCCCGGTTGACACTGCGCCAACATCTTTTGCCGTAAGCACTACATTTCCACGACGAAAAGAATCTTCGTTGACACCTTTAATTCCAGTTACCGGAGTTCCGGCAAGCACGTCCCACTTTTCATCTGATGTTTTATAAATATTGGCACCGGCAGGAATTACATTCCCTGCTCCCTCTTTAAAGTCATCCGTGGTGGTAAATTCGTCTGAAATATTGAACATCCACCCTGTGCTAACATCTGCAAGTGCCGGAAGATCTGCAAATGCAACTGTTCCGTGTGGCTGCAATCCACCTTTAAGTCCTTCTGATATGTCTTTTGCCTGCTGATAGTAATACTTGGCATTGTCAGAATCCTCGCCCTCTCTGCTTCCTGTACCACCAACAGCATAACTCTGTGCCTTGGTTGCACTTTCTTCTGCAGATTCCGCCTTACCGATGATCTCCGCAGCCTTTTGAGTTGCAATATCTGCTTTTTCGGCTGCTGTATCAGCTGACTGACTGGCGGATGATGCTTTCTCCGTGGCTGTGGCGGATGATTCACTGGCGGATGTCTCACTGACTTTTGCGTTGCTTTCGGATGCCTCTGCCGCCGTAGCTGACTTTGCTGCCGCTGTCTCTGACGCTTTGGCATTGGTTTCGGATGTTTTTGCCGCTGTTTCACTGGCTTTTGCAGCATTCTCACTTGCTTTGGCGTTGGCTTCGGACTTTGCCGCTGCCTGCTGGCTTGACTCTGCCTTTGCCACTTCCACTTTGATTTTCGCAAGATAGTTTGGCTCCAAGTGTTTTTCCTCGATGCTACCCTCTTTGACGATGGCAGACACTTTTCCATCCTTATCAATATAAAAAGCTACCGTATCAGAATCAAGGAACTCATACTGTGTAATCAGTGCCGACAGGTCTATGTACTGTTTCGTGCCATCAATCAGAGTCAGGATAATCTGCTGTGTAGTCGGGTTATAATCGAAGTTGATTGCGATTTTCTCCATCTGTGTATCAATCGTAATCTTAGAACCGTTCTTTTTTGTGATCGTAATGATTCCGGTCGATTCCTCGAATGTCACGTCTGCAACAAGAGTTGCTACCTCTGTTTTCGTGGCTTTTGTGGTATCAAGAGTGATTACACGATCATCAATAACGCCAATAGCTGCGTCCATTTTGTTAAGATTGCTTTCATTAAGCGGTGTTTCATCACTCGGGTAATTCTCCCAATTAATAGCACTATGCGCTTTGTTCATGGTCCTCACTCTCCCTTTCCTTTGCAAGCTTCATCTGCTCCCGTTCGGCTATAACATGTCTGTTTGCTTCTTCCTTAATCTGCTGCAGAATATCCTTAAACACTAGGTACTTAGCTTCGATTGGGACATCCTCACACAAATTTGCATAATTTATAATGTCGTTTTCAAATTCCCGAATTTTTGCATTTATCATAGATTTTCCACCTTTTCCTTTAACTGTTCTATCTCGTCATGCTGCAACTGCACTGTGGCAACCAGATCAGCAATCAGTTCCGTATATTTCAGTCCGTAATACTTTTTCCCATTGCTGTCTGAAAACGTTTTTGGACAAATATTCCACCCTTTTTCCGCTTTTTTCAAAACATCCTGTGCAATAAATCCATGATGGAACCCATCTTTTTCGAAATTATAACGATACGATTTTGCTCTTAAAGAATAAATAAACTCAGATGATTGCTTTTTGCTTAAATCTAAAATTGTGTTTTTTATTCTTTTGTCAGATCCATTAATTACTCCACCTCTGAATCCACCTACTCCGGTATCTCCGTCTAAATGGATCATCATGTGGTCATTATCGTTTGCGCCTTTATGCAATGAAACCTGATTATATTGAACCGTACATTTATGAACAGGACTTTCAAGCGTCCCTTCCACTGTTCGAAATCCATCCGTTCCCATCTGTACAAGTGTTCCACTGCGTTTAAATTCAATAAGGTTTTCTACAGACTCTTCCGCTTGAATATGCATATATCCCCCGGTCATTTCCATAGAACCTTTTAATTCAAGCAGTTTTGCTTTAATTTTGATACCCTCGGCTGACTGGTTGATTTCTGAAATGACGCTGTCTTTTGATACTTTCAAGCTGATCTGCTTTGATGACTGCGTAATCGTACTGGACGCACTCGATGAAAGCTGCTTAAATTTCTTTATCAGAGTCCATTTGTATTTTCCACTGCTTATTCCACCATCTGGTTCGCAACCATAAAACTTTCCAGTATTCTGATCCAAAAAACTGTGTCCAGAATAATACGAAGATGCAGGGTATGTATCTTGTGGATTCCCGAAACCACAATGTGTAACGTCATAATCTTCGGTATCCCATACTGTTAAAGAAGCACTGACTTCTGACCGTATCTTAGTTGCGGTCACCTCTATCTTTCCGGACAAATCGCCCTCTGCTTTGCTTGCTCTCGTAACTTCCGCTGTAATCTTGTCCTCATTAATTTTAATAGCTGCTGCAAGTTCAACTTCCTGTCCCTGGGCCCTTTTAACTTCTGCTGTAATACTGCTCGCATTTTGCGTGATTCTCGATGATAAACCATCCGTTGTATTTTTAACTTCTGTGCGAATTTCGGTTGCGGTCTGCGTGATCTGTGACTGCAATCCCTTCTCAACATCAGTTATCGTGCTCTGTGTCTTTTCAATGGTTCGCTCCAACACATTGCTCTTGCCTTTGAGCTTTAAAATACTTTTCTGTATTCCGTTCGCCCCGTTTGTCCGGTACTCTTCCCCATCCGCTTCCAAATCATCACGCAAAGCCTGTATACCTTTCAGGGTTCTTTTCAGAATATAGGACTCAATCAGTTCATATCTGGTCGGCAGCCGCACTGCATCCCCGACCTCAAGACACGGATTTCCTTTGCAGTCCGCTGTAAACGGGCGGTAAACAATCCCTCTGATCTTGGAAAGGATATTTTTTGCAATGCCTTTCAGTTCTTTTGTGCCTTTGCCATATACAAGAAAATTATCCTCGATCACATAAGCATTGTCTCCAGTACCCACGATCACGCCGATATCATTCTTCTGCTCCCGGATCTGTAACTTATTGATCGTTTTAACAAGAAAATCTTCATACTCAGCCGTTATATATAAATCCTTCCCGATACGGTTGCTTTTCGGATCTCTTGGAAACAAATCATCTGCCGGATAAAGATCGTTTCTCGGATAAAGTCCCTGTATATTCTGCTCCAGATATATATAATGAAACTTCCCGTCGCGCCCCATGTGCCCCATACAGCCATTGATCTCACAAATACAGGACAACACTTCCTTGCCGCTCATAGATTCGCCTATGGTGCTCGATTCCTCTGTATCAGAACTTGTCTCGCTGGATGCCGTGACTGCAACTGTTTTTTCAATAGACATGCCGTCATTAACCAGTATAATATCAGCCTGCTCAATCCCGAAGTGATTAAAAAAGCTGTCCCGGAATTTTTTCATTGTAACCGGATCATAAACTGTAACAGTCGTAGTTTTTCCATCTTTATCTTTCTGCTGCTCTTTATGGGATGGAAAGACAGTGTTGTACCATGCTGCCACATCTGCATTTAAAATGTCATAAAGGGCATCATATGCAACCACATCACGGCACGTCCTGTCTGCCGTGGGAGTATCAGAATCAACCTTATATCGTCCGAACTGGAGTGGGACATCTGTATGTCCATCAAGGGACATTCTTACCGTCATCCATCTGCCCTTCATTGGCAAAAATGTATTTGACACCGTAAATTTAATCATGGCAGCTTCACACGAACCAAACGTCAATTCCTGTTCTGAACACAAACTTTCGGTCAATTCGAATTTTTCTTGGTGTAGCTCTGTATTTGTGATATTGATTTTTCCATCATCAGATACGATGGATAATTGCTTATCGACCGTATCTTTTTTGAACAAGTCGCCATATTTATAATTAACCACCATACACACCCCCTATGAAAGCAAGTCGAACTGAATTGTAACGAATTATCCCATCATATGTTCCGTATATCGTAGGCTGAAAATCTGCCATATAGCCATACTGCGTCACATAATCGTCATATTCCGGGATATACGCTGTGATATAGCAGGCTCTCCCTGTTGCATTTGTGAACTGGCTTCTGATATTATTTAACACCTCATTAAAAGTCTTATTTGTCAGCATTGCCGGTGTCTCAAACTCCACTTTTAAAGCCTTTAATTCCACGGCATTTCTATGCAGATAACCATTGGCATCCGTATAATCATCTAAATCCTGCATATTGACATATGGGCTATATGTCTCCGGTTTCATAAAAGACATTGGCACTATGTAATTTCCAATCTTTAAAAGCCATCCGCTGTATGCCATACGATCACCTCTGCTTACTTTTCGTTTCTGAATCTATTGATATGGATGCCGTTATTGTCGCTTAAAAATAAGATTTCCGATTCTCCATTTGGAAGGATGTCTACTACAAAACAGTTATTCGGATTTCCTATTTGTGTATGATCTTCCGGGCATTTATTCCAATCTATCGGTTTATACTTTTTTCTCATGGCTATTCTCCTGAAAATAGGTATAAAAATAGCACCTACCACCAATTTGATATATGCCACTTCTTTTTCTTGATCTATTTTGTAATTACTTCGATATTGGGCGATTTAATCACAAATTTTCTCCGGTGTGTGAATTACTTCCGTGTTCCCATACGTAATCCTGATCTCTAATTTGTTCATAAAATTTCTCCTAAATTTCATACTCCGGGTATGCTGCTTCCCAAACATCCCTATGGTAGGTATTTACCTCTCCATAATTTGCATCAAAAATCTTTTTCACGCCATATCCAAGTTCAATGCTCTTTTCTTTGAGTTTTCGCCAATTAAATGTTTTCCAGTCCACACCGTTCATTGCTGCAACACGCTTAATAGAATACCAGTCTTTGCTATAGTCAAGTTCCTGCTGCAGCTTTTCATTCTCCTGTTCTGCAATCTGCCTACGCTCTACTTCATCCGCATATGCCCGAAGTGCCGATGGAAAATCTTGCGGTATCTGTCCTCTCTCCATCTCATCAAACCGTTTCACATACCTTGCAGTAAATATGATTCCTTTTTCGCCATTAAATTTGTTGGCGAGGAAATCACACCCCATTTTGGTGACTTTATAGCATTTATTTTCCTTGCCGCTTGCGTCTTTGTAGGTGGATGGAATAAAATAATCACTGACAACAATTTTGTTGTTAGTTAATATCTGTATAATTCCAACCTGTTTTGTGCTTCCATCTTGGTTTTTAGTTCCCTCTAATTTTCTTAAAATTTGCCAATGTTCCAGTTCCATCATTTCTGCAATTTCAAGTGTCGTTATCGTGTTCGTATTGTTTTCAAATCCAATTTCATCTTTAGTCATAAGAGCTGTGTATGCCATATTTTCTATCTCCTAAATTTCCGAGCCTTACATTTCGCAAGGCTCAACCTTTAAATTCACGTGCGTTAGGAACAAACCCTAACAGGAGTCGCACGCTATATATTTAGTAAGATTGTAATTTCCCGTGACGAAATACTGGAATAGCACCAAATTTTCGGGGCTAAGCGGACAGGTAAGTTATATCTGCAAATTGTTCTATTCTATTTTTACAATCCCTATAAATATCCTTGTAGTGCATACCCATTGACATATCAATTCTAATAGTCTGCAAAATAATGCTTTCTACAAGGGTTAAATTATTGAGATCTGAAACTGTGATATTGTCGCGATTTCCACCAATTACTGATTTTGCCAACTTGGTATATGTCACATACAGTTTATCTGAATGCGTACTTCCTTGTTCTTTGGCATAGTCTACAAGAAGTTTAATCACATCAGTTTCTTTCAGCCGATTTTCTTTATTAGCAATTCTTGTTTCGCCCCATAGTTTCGATTGCTTTTCAAGAATAAATCTGCGCATTGCATAAAACTGTCGAACCAACTCTTTCTTAAACTTCACAACTATTTTTGAATTTCTCAAAAGAGTTATAACAAATGTTGCTTGTTCCTCATTCAAATAATAAACTCTTTCAGGCTGCCCCCTTTTCCCCGATTTTAAATCGGAGAAATCAATATTGCCAAAGTCTAAAATATCTTTCTCATATTTCCTGATAATAGCAACAACAGATTCATGTTGGTTATTTGTTCCATCTGCAATCACTTTGCTGTTTGTAAAAACATCGTTTCCTTTGAGTTCCACCAATTCATACATACTCTTTTCCACCTTTCTTTCGCTACTGTCATTTGACAGGCAGGTTTAAATTTCATTTTTTTATTTTTCTTATGCAGTTTGAAATAAATAAAAAGACCGCCAAAGACTGAATCTCTTCAATCTCTGGCGGTCACGAATCCGCACCTATTCCTCATAGGCTTGCAGGACGTCCTAAATTCTTTAGGTCTTACCTGCGTGATTTTTAATTATTTTGTATTCTATACCATATGCCAAAATCTGTCAATCAAATTCCAACCTCTGCTGCATATTGGCATCGTCAATCTGTTCCTGCAAAAAATACGGCGTCTGATAGGCATTTATCACTTCCACTGCCTTGTCGCACTGGTTACGCTTGATGCTCTTGTAAGACCGAACACCAAAGTTGTATTTCAGATTGGCATACAGATTGTTGTAAACCTTTTGGCGCAATCCACGGTTGCTGTATGCGCTTGACTGTTTGCCGCCCATGATTGAAACGCCTTTCTTTCTGACAGCTTCCGTAATGCGGTCGGCTTCCACCGGAAGTATCGGCAAGTCCATCTTAAGGCTTTCCAAATCCGCCTTGATTTCGTCAACCTCTGCTTTCAGTTCCGTGTGCCCCTGTGCAAGCAATGCAATCTTCCCGTCCGTGGTTTGCGGCATCATGTATGTACCAGTCTTTCTGATGCTCGGTAAAACTTCATCAAATATCCATTTTTCCAATTTGTCAGCTTTATCTTTTATTTCTTTACTGTTACCCTGTTGACCAGCTTTAATAATCAATCGGTAAATATCTCCTTCCGGAATAAGAGGTTCTGCATATCCACCATTATTTTTAAAGCTATCCTCGACCAGGACACCCTTGCAATTATCCGAAACCGCCTTTCTTGGTCTTTTATACATAAGCATCGAAGCTATATCTACTCCAAAAAAGTATTCTTTTCCGTTTACTATAACCGTTCTCAAATCCCCTAAAATAGGATTGTTAAAAATCTGAATATCGTTCATCAGCAAATCCCCCATTTCTGCTTAAATGAAATAATTGTTTTCAAAATAAACTGCAAAAATTTTTCGTCCTGTATGCTCTGGATTTCCGTTATCAGCTGTTCTTTCATCTCGCACCGCCTTTCTTGTCGGATGCAAGGTTATTTGTAAAAATCCACACACATCTTAAAAAGTGTTCGCTGAGTAAATTCAGATTTTTGGTAATTGCTTCAATATAAAATTCTTTCATTATCTTGCACCGCCTTTCTTTACAAGGCGGTAAATACCGTCGTGATCTATTACGTCCTCATCATTCAAATCTGCCATAAATATTACAACGCCGCGCAACAATTTTTCGTTATCACATTGGATTGCAAGCCGAGAAAGCAACGATCTGTACTGCTCAATTTGGCTCGGTAAATAAGTTCCATCCTTTTTTATGATTTCATTTCTGAAAATGTCCTTAAGAATTTCGCTGGCAATATCAACCTCATCGGATTCGTTCGGCAGTCCGAGCAAATTCATGGCTGATGTTACCACTTTGCGAAAACCAATCGGAGAAAAATTATCAATGTCCGTTTCGGTACTCCAACCACGGTTATACTTCATCCTCTCGATTTCCACAACATGATTCACTTTCTCCATCAGCGCGTCACTATTAAGTATCGTTCTTACAATTTCTTCAATGCTTCTCATAGATTTTTCCTGCCTTTCGTTTGCTGTTTGACAACCATTCCAAAAAGCGGTATAATCCATGTATCAACCGCTTTTGGTGGTTGCTTGAGTATTGGAGTAGTTATATTGCTTGTCAGGGCTGTAACTACTCTTTTTCATTTTCTAAAACATTTTCAATCCCTTTTCTTACAACATCAGTCCTCGTGACGTTGTGTTTTTCACAGTATTGGTTAAGCTTATCATTTGTTTTTTCATCAATTCTTGCTTTAACCTCTATCGTTTTTGGAGATAATGCTTTAGGTCTTCCTGTGCGTGGAGACATTTTTACACCTCACTTTCTGTGGCACAATTAAATAATAATATTTGAGCCACAAAAAGTCAATACCCTTTTGAAATATTTTTCAAAAAAAGAAGCGCATCACTGCGCTCCCTCTTTTATACCCGCTTTGACTTATTATTCTATTTGTCTGCTCTTCCAGTAAAATATACTTCTGCATGATCGTATTTCCCATAGCAATCAAGCTGATCTGAAATAGTTTTCCCTGGTTTAATCTCACTGTCTGAATCTGTAATATATGTGCTGTTGTAATTTACCACATTATTACTACTGTCAAAAAATATTGCATACGCGCTTACAAAAAGCGCCGGATTTGTGCTGTTATTGGTCACGGATACAGTCACGTTTTCATCATTAAATGTCTGTTCAACGGATAAATCATTTACAACCGGTTTATAATATGGGTTTTCGTTATAATCTAAGGTATAATCCACCTTGTCAATTCCGGACACACTATCAAAATAGAAAACACCAATAGATGTTTCTCCTGCCCCCAATACATCAATGCTCATGTCGGCGGCTCCTATTGAATTCCCGCTTAAATCTTTGGCTGTAGCGTTTCCAGAAATTGCGACATCCGTGTTTGAATTATTTGTTACAATCAAAAAATCTAATGTGTCTCCTATTGTGTTTTCGTACAGATACTCTTTTACCAAAAAATCAGAATCAGAAACTTCTTCTCTTGTCGCTTCCTTGTTATCTACCGTACTAATAGAAGAAACTTTTTTATTTTGCTCGGTAGAATCAGCAACTGCATCGTTGTTTTCTCCGTTTCCGCCAAATATGGCAATCAACAGAATTACAACTATAACCACCGCAACAAACCACTTTGTTGCCCCACCCTGCTTTTTTCTGCAATTAGGGCAAATTTTTGCTTTAGCTGGAATCTCCGTCTGACAGTACTTGCATAATTTTGTTTCACTTTTTTCATTCATAGCTTTTCCTCCCACCACTTGTAATAAAATGATTCTACCACAAGCGGCGGTTTTTGTCACTACTGTGCATTAGAACTTTATCCCCAAACAGGATCAAATGCTGAACTGTCTCCGTATCTTCGTTTTGCCTCGCCCTTGTAAACTGTTCTGGCGGCATTGAATAATCATTATCGCTTAATATCCCACTTGTTCAGCCGCATATTGTGCTTCTTCATCGGTAAATTTTACATATTTTAATTGGTCTATAAGTCCCTGCTTTGAAAATGATGTCAAATCTAAATAACTCTTTGCTTTTTTCACAGCTTCTTTTTTCCAGTCAGCACCGCAATTATCTGCCGCGTACACTGCTTCTTCATGTGTATACTGTTCGTATTCTAACTGTTCAATCATCCCTTGATATGAAAAACCTGCTAAATCAAGATATCTCTTTGCTTGTTTCAAGGCATTTTGCTGCCCAAGCGTTATTTGTTCACTTTCTTGTATCTCTTCCGATGTATCAGTTGTTTCACCAATTCCATATTTCGAATATAGATTTTCTGTTTGTACAATCATTTCCGATGCTTTACCGCTAAATTCATCTGGAATCTTAAAATGGTCAATTTTTTCGTTTATTGTATCTTTTACAATTTTCCCATTTTCTACAATATAAGAATACTCTTCGTCTCCTATGTACCCTACATAAGAAACTGATAATCCAAGTTCTTGTGGACGCTTGCATATGCAATAGCAGTCAAAATACATAACATAAATATTATCATAATGACCATATGCACCTACGCAGTATTTATTCCCGTCTTCAAATATTCCAACAAAATTATTGTTTTTATCGTCATATTCAAAGTTAGCCCCCTCAACCCCGGCTTTTACTTCGTTTTGTTCTGTTTCTTTTGTTAAATTCTGATCTCTATCATTATTTTCTTCTTTGCTTTGATGCTCGCTATAATATTCTTCCGTTTTTTCGCTTTCAACGGTTGAATATTCGTTATCAAGATTTCCGCTACACCCTATAAGCACCACGGTAGCTATTGCCAAAAATACTATTCCCCACTTTTTCATGAACTCCCTCCCATTTGTAATATGTTATACAAACCATACCACAAACGAAAGAGAGTTGCAATTAAAATATAGGAACTGGGTTCCTCTGCCCTGCTTTCGCTTCTTCTCGCCATTTTTTTATAACATTCCTATATGCCTGATTCGAATCAAGAACCGCCGTAATATCTGCTTTTTCAAGTTTTGATACAATGACGTCTCCCAGTTTATCGTAATCAATAGCGCTTGACATTGCTATCTGCATTTCTTTTCCTATTGTACTTTCAATGCTTCCCGAACTGTATTTTATAGAAGCATTTACATTGTCCGTTATACTCCTGTTGTACTTATATGCAACTTCCGGCGCTGCTTTTAACCCTGCCAATCCAAAACTGTCCTTAATTCCCTCGGACCAGTTTTTTATCTCCTTAAATGTACTTTTAGATCCATCAGAAATACCATTATTAAATCCTTCTACCGTAAATCCTGCAAATTCTTTAAACACTCTTGATGGCGAATGTATGCCCATCAAATTTGTAAACCAAGAACTGATATTGGATACCCAACTGGAAATAACTCCGTACGTGGTGTTCTGGTTTCCGGAAACTCCGCCATTGAATCCCTCTACAGTATATTTACCATAGTCAGAAAATACTGTGGATGGTGAATGTATTCCCATATTGGTTGTAAATGGCTGTTTAATGTTGTTCTCAAGATATGTGAGCATGGCATCATTTGTTGTGTTCGAATTTTCTGAAATACCATTATTATATCCATCTATCGTATTTTTCGCCCATCCTCTTCCCATACCAGAAAGCATGGCATCTTTTAAACTTCCTTTTTGTGTAATTGCTCCTGTTACTGTGTCTACAGCACTTTGAGATTGAGCAACACCGCCATCTGCAAGTCCATTTACGACAACTTTTCCACCCGCTACTGCTACATCATATCCTCTTCCGTTATACCATGTTGTTATTGCTTCTTCTAATGCACTAGTCATTGTCGGTATGGCTTCTGCTGTACCGGCTACTCCGCCAATTCCAAACTGAACAACACCTTTTTCTCCAAGATTATACATATCCTGATCGGTCGTTCCATAAGCGTCAATAATTGTTTGATAAAGTTCTACTGCTTCTTCTCCAACTACCTGCTTACCATTGACAAATATTCCGCCAAGATCATCTATTGCTTTTGATGCGTTCAATGCAATTTGTCCAAAGTTAATCTTATCTACGGCATCAGACAATTTATTGTATTTCTGCGTATGTTGTTCAAGCATATCATTTGCAGTATTGTAAGATGTTGTAGCTTTTTCAACCTCATCTCTAAGCGTCTTTTGTGTTTCTGTTATTTTGGACTGTTCATCTTCTAAGAAAACCATTTTCTTTACAAGTTCATCATGTGCATCGCTTGCATTTTTTGCTTCTATGCCATTTGCTTTTAAAGCGTCTGCATTTCGCTTCCACCAATCATTCCAGTCCTCTGTTGCACCTATATCAGAAATTATTTTATTGAGTTTATCTAACTCTGTTTTATTTTTTTTGTAGTTCTGCTCTGATACTTCCAACTCGACATTAGCTTCCGCAAGTGCCTTACTGTACTGCTCTACAACATCTTTATATCCTGCAACTCTATAATATTCTTTCTGCGCTTCTATGGTCTTTAGAAGTTCTTCCTTTTGTGCTGTATATTTTCCAGTAGTCATATCAATCTGATTTGCTAATTCTGGACAAATATCAATAAGCTGTTGTGCTCTCGTTTTTAATGTTTCTTGATCTGCTGCTGTTAAGCTCGTCTTGTCTGCAAGTTCGAAATATGAATCTGCAAGCTGTTGAAGCTGATCTGCACTTGCTTCGGATTTAGATGTTAAATCCTTTGTAGTGTCAGCTAAATCTCTTAGATTTTGTGCGGCATCTTCCATTTTCTGGTTATTTGATCCTATTTCTTCCTCAAACTCCAAAAACTGATCTGCAATCTCTTTTTGCCAACTTTTATGGAAATTATATACAGCTAACCCTATTGCTGCGATCGCCGCTGCTATTGCTAAATAAGGATGCGCAACGACAGTAGCTGCAAAATTCAAAAGAGTATCTTTTATTGCCAAAATCTTTGTCTTAATATTGTCTAATGCTGATAACGTAATGGTTGATATTTTTATTGCTGCAATTACTCCAAGAATGGTTGCTTCTATTGGTGCAGCAGAAAATATACCAGACCATGTGCTTAGCCCAGCATTTATAGCTTTCCAAATTACCTGCGCAATTTTTCCACATATGCCAAGCCAATCTATATCAGACAGGAACTCTCCGATTTTCTTTCCAATCCTATACCAATTCACTCCATCAATAGCAGAAATCATTGCATCAAGCAAACCTTTCGCCCATGTATTCAATGTTCTTGCCAAAAGAGTAAACTTGAAAGTTTTGAAAAATTTATTAATCCCTGCTGCAATAGAATTTCCAAAATTCTTCCAGTTAAATCTCGTTCCAAAAGAATTTAAAAACTCCAATGTAGTATTCAATGCCCCTGCAATCGTTTTTCCGACATTCCCGAACAGTCTCGGATTAATAAGGCCATTAAGAAAGTCTGCTAAACCTTTACCGAAATTTCTTGCCTTGGAATAAATCTTATCCCAGTTGATAGACTCCATAGCTTTTGATAAGGCATCACTGATGTATTTTCCAAGTTGTTTCAGATTTTTAATATCACTTTCGTAATTTTTGAAAATGGTATCAGTCTTGACGAGTTTACCGCCACTGGCACCACCGGATGCACCACCGCCGCCGGAACCGCCCGAACCTTTTTTGCCAGAACCATCATTTGTTGTAATCAGTTTCAATTCGTCAAACTGACGGATGCCCTTATTCATCTTGTCAATGTTCTTTGCCGCCTGTCCTGTGCTGTCCGCAACATCATCTGCACTCTCTGCCGCATCTGAAAAGTTATCTGCAAGTCCTGCGCCGGAATCCTCATATTTCCATCCGAAGATTGCGCCTAAAGCGTTTGTAACCTTTGTAACAAAGCTGATAACAACCAGTAAAACGGAATTGAGTGCTTTTACGAATGGTTTGAAAGCATTGATTAATGCTCCACCAATAACACTGCCAAGCTGTTCGAACGACTGTTTTAAAATTCTGATCTGGTTCGCCCACGAATCAGCCGTACGCGCAAAGTCTCCCTGCGCTGTCTGCGTATTGGCAAGGACGTACTGATACCGGAGCATTGTCTTTTCAGCCTGTGACATAGACTCGATATCAGAATCTAATCCCTGTTTCATCGCCCACTCTTTAAGGGTTGCCTGTGTAAGATCAAGACCGTAATCTCTTAATGGACGTGTCTGTCCGGTAAATATTGCAGCTAAATCCTGCGACACAACATCCTGATCTATGTTATACAGAGATGCCATATCAGCAGTTAATTTTGTTAAATTCAAAGACACATCAGCCATGGAATCAGACAAACCAATATAGCCATCTGTCTGCTTATTCAAAAACTCATTGGCTTTCTTTATCAAACTGCTGTCAATTCCCATGGCTGTTCCCATTGCTTGGAATCGGCTTGCCGTCTGTTTCAATGTCAGTTCTGACATACCAAACTGACGTATAGAGTCCTGTGCAAACTCATTGACTTTCTTTGACATGTCCCCAAAAGTAACATCAACAACGTTCTGAACCTCTGTTAATGTGGATGATATGTCGATTGCATTTTTTATTCCCCTGATCGCTCCGTACAGACCAAGATAAATCCCCATAGAGGACAAAATCTGTCTTGTGAATGACTTGAGTCCGATCAATGCTTTCCCTGTGGATGTCTTAAATCCAAGGAAAGAACCGGAAAGGCTACTGATGCTGGTATTTAATCCAGAAATCGCACCACCAGACCTGTTGGAAAGATTGCCAAGTGCCTGCGTCATCTGAATGATATTTGAAGATACATTTGGTGCTTTTGAAAGCGTCTCAAACAGGTATTTGAGATTGTCAGCAAGCAAAGGTATATTAGTTACCGCACGACCGCTTGCAACGCTTCCAAGCCTTGATATGGACGTTACAAGATTACTCATGTTTGTCATATCAAAATTCAATGCACCTATCTTGTTCATTTGACGTACAAAGTTTTGTAACTGTGCAGAAAGAGCCGGTAAATTCTTTGTCGCCTGTGTAGATGCCTTGCCACCGATTTTTGACAACGCAGACACCATGCTTATGAGTCCGCTTGTATCAACAGCCTTAACACTTGCTATTCCAGATGCAAGATCTCTCACAGCAGAAGATATTCCGTGGATAGAATTTGCATCAACACCAGAAAATTTATTGAGTGCCCGCACCATTGATGTGATTTCCGAAGATTTACCACCTTTGAACCCGGTAGCTGCATCGGAAATGCTTCTGATTCCGCTTGCAATATTTGAAAGTTTTGCAGTGTCAAACGATATGCTTTCCCGGAGCCTATTCATGCTGTTTACAAGGCTTTCTATGGAATTACTTGCTTTTGCAGAGTCAGCTTTGATTTTTATTTGTAATTCATCAATGTCTGCCATATATGCACCAACTTTCTATGCAAAATAAAAAGACGGTAGGCTGTGACACCTTACCGTCCTTGATCTACTCTTTTAATTTTTCTCTTGTAACCGGTCCGCATTTCTTATCTACTGTAATTCCGACTTTTTTCTGGAATGTTCCAATACCGGTCGCCGTATCATTTCCAAGAATACCGTCCACATTACTGTTTCCCTTTTTATCTTTTTCATCCAGGCATCCGTGATAAATAAGCTCCGTCTGAAGCCATCTCACATCATCCCCTCTCATGCAAGGGAATTTTTTCTTTAAAATCCTTGCAGGTTCCGGGTATGGGTTTAAATGATCTTTTACATTTTTTCTAGGGTTTCCGCTTGTCACAATCGCTGTATGACCTTTTGTTTTTGTGACAAGAACATCTCCATTGTAAAGAACCATTCCTGCCGCATAACCTCCAATGTCATCAAACATGCCACTAGAAAGAAGTACAGATTTTTCATTTGCTGTGGTGAAATTTCCAACATCTTTTCCAGTTGCATGAATAATGCATGCACGTACCGTTGTGCCGCAATCTGCTTCTGTTTTTACTTTTGAATTAATACCATATTTGACAATTCCAAGCCGGTGTCCCTGACAGTAGCCAATATTATCATTATTGCACGCTGTAATCATTGATTCTGCCAGTTTATCCGCCATATCTTTTGTTTTTGGTCTTAACACATACCATCCTTTTTTATGAACATAAAAGTTTTGCATACTTACTTCTGTTCCGGTCTGATCTCCCGGTCTCCCACCGGTCAATTTCCCATTTTCATCATGTCTTGCAGATCCAATTCTCATATTTATACCTCCAAGTTCTTTTCTGGTTTTGGGTGGCTCAACTCATAGTTTGACTGCATAATTTTGAGCTTTGCCACAAATAGCTCTCTCTGTTTCTTAATTTCTTCTTCCGTCATTTCCGAATCATCTTTCCCTTGTTGCTCATTGATTGGTTTTTCAATATACTTTGATTTTGCTTTTCGTCCGGCAAGACAATGTTCTACTGCCACCGATACCGCAGACAATCCGTATGTTCCAAACCACATCCACATCTCATTGTCTCTTTGCTTTTTATCTAAGTTGTAAGCATCCGCATAAGGCTGTAAATCAGCCGGGCAGGACGTGTCTATGTCACGCACGGTAAATCCATACCCTTTTGTAACTAAAAGCCAGAATGGGCGGATTTCCGCACAATATGTTCCCCATGTAAGTTCTCTCTGTTCTTCTACTTTTTCCTCGGAGTTTTCTTCTCCGCTTCTTTCTGATCTGCTTTGAGCAGTTTTGATAAAAAACCGTTTTCAAGCAGCTCCGCTAAAAGTGCATTGTAAAGTACCTGAACATCTGCATCTTCTCCGTCAAAGTAATCATCCAGCATGGCATATACTTTTCCAAGCTGCTGTTCCTTTTCTCCCTCATTGTCCGGATTGTATCCAAGTTCCTCTTTGTGAAACTTCTGCGCGCCTACAAGGATTAACTCTGGAAGAAATAAAAGGATTTCGTCAACCGCTTCGATATCTTCCATCTGGTCTAATTTTGCTACTTTCTTGATAATTCCGCTTTTCACGGTTGCTTCATATCCAAACTTGATCTGTAATTCTTTCTCGCCAAATTTTAATTTTGTCATTTTCTTTCCCTTTCTCCCTCTCATATAGGGAAAGGGCAGTCCGAAGACCGCCCTGTTCTTTTAAATTGTTTCTTCAAGCTCTGGCTCGGTTGTCTGGTTATCGTCAGCCGATCCAACCGAACTATTCGACTGACGTGTTATTCCCCCGGTGTAAAAGCTACAGCGGTGTCCATGCCCTTGTATTCTTCAATGGTAAGATTCATTTCAACCGTCAAAAGTTCGTTCTGACCAATCTCCGGCTGTGGAATCTGCTCTGGCGGCTGAGCCACAACAAAAAACGCGTCGGTAAATCCCGGGATAATAGTTTCAAACCACATTCTTTTCCCGCCGGAAAGCGCTTTATACGCCGTGATAAGTGCTTCCCACTCTTCCTTTGTGGCATCCGTAAGGTTTACCGTGATAGGGAAAGAGCCACCGGTATCTGCGCGACCCTTTACATATCTGGTAATAGCATCTTCTAATGCAGATGCGTCAATCTGTTCCGGCTCAATGTTGATACCGCCGATTGCGTTAATTCTTGTAAGCTGTTTAAACGATGTAGGCTTTGTTCCGGCTGTGGTTTCTGTTCCATAGCCAAACGTAATGCCTAACGTAGACAATCCTGCTTCTGCCATTTTTACCTCTCTTTCTACCGCCAAATAATGCGGTTATCGGGCGCATCTTTTTGCACCCGGTGCATAAAAAATAGAGCCTTTCGGCTCTTTTACATCAATCTGTCGTTGGCTCCGATTATCCGCCGGAACCTTGCAACGCTTCTAAATTTTTTCTCACTGTCATTTTTAAACTCCGGCATTGCTGTGATTTGAAATCGCATCTGTTTAAAGGCATCAGCTAAAATAGCCATAATCCCTTTTGCATCGCTCTGCTTTGTGTTTGTAATGACGTCAACCTGTATTGTTTCCTGCACCGCATTTACGGATGTGCCCTCTAAATCTGCCCCACGTTCAAGCCCCGGCATCTCGTGAATGTAAATGGTCGGGAAAACAGGGTCTTTATCAAGGTTCTTTTCAACCGTTGTAAATGCAGTGTCAAAATTCATGCTTTTGTATTTTTTCTTGAGTTTTGGTTTGGCTATCGTTGCAACATTGGAGAAAATGTTTATTTCAAGGTCAAATACCCACTGGTTGTCTGCCATTATCCAAACACCTCCTTCGCTGTCTGTGTAACAATCTGCCGCAACTCATTCGCGGTCAGATACATGAATGGTCGGCTTGGCATTCCCTCTGTAAACCACCAATCGCCATTGTCGTCCTGATAAAACCATCCATATCTTTCATCTGAAATCTGATGTATAGTTTTTCCACTTGCATACTGCCACGAAACGCCATCCGGCAGTTTCCCTGGATAAGGATTTTGCTGTCCTACGGTTCCTGTTCCAAATTCAACAAACATTGCATGGTCCGTCCCGGCAACTACCGCCCATATCCCGCCTCCTTTGGTACTTCCCTTGTATTCTGAATGAATACTGGAAATCAATTCTGATGTGAATATTGCGTCAAGGTCAGCAATTTGTACTCTGGCAATCTCTACGCCCTTTTCCGCGAGTTTTTCTGCCAATAGCTGGCATTTATATGTCAAGCTGTTTTTATAGGCTCTAAGCTCTCGTATGGCGTTCTGAATAGACTTTTCAGACAGGCTCATTGTGATTACTTTCTTTCCCATGCCGCACCTACTTCACATTTTTTTGCAATAAGAACAAATCAACCGTCAATCCCTCGTCTGCGACACCTTTTACGATGTAATCAGCCGAATTTTCGTCAACGATTGTATTCTCTTCATCTTTGTACTTTACGTCTGATCGTTTCCATACCAAAGATCCGACGCTCAATGGAAGCTTTCCTTTGTCTTCTACGATCTGAACAAAATTTGTAGAGTTATCTACGCCAAATTCTTTTATAAGTGCTTCGCTCAACTTATTGCTGATTGAAGAATAAAAAACCACAGGCTTTTCATAACCTGTGGTATACTCTCCGGTTGTCTTCGGTATCTTGTTCCCGTCATCATCAAGGTAATAAATTACATTACCATCAGAATCCGTGTACGAAGAATATTCGATGTTACCATCATCATCCGTCACATATACCGGCACCTTGCCGCTTTGCTGCGAATAACTCATTTTTTGCTTATTGATCTCAAGCATTTCACTTCACATCCTTGCCGAACCGTTTCCACAGCTCAGAAAGCTTTTCCCATCCATACATTGCGACAAACGCAACAATAAATCCTGCAATAATAGCTGCCAAGATCATATACCATAAAATTGATGTCTGGATGTACTGCATGTATGCCACAAACGCAGCGACCGTGATTCCGATAGAAAGAACAAATACCAAGATGTCCGTCGGAACCTTAGAAAATACGCCTACACCTTTGATTACCTGTGTTACCACAGACACAACAAATGCCAGCGTACCAATAATCGCCAGAATAATTGTCATGTTAGCAATTACCGACTGTATAATATCCATGATTAAACCTCCTTTTCATCATTAAGACGGGTTTCTATTCCGTCAATTCTGTGATGAGCCGATTTCACACTTTCCTCCACCTTTATGATCCTGTTGTCATGAGAATTGATTTCTTTTCGCATCTCTGAAACTTCATTTTTGATCTCGGTCGTGTTGTTTGAAATGGCATCCAACTTCATGTTAATGCGTGTGTTCTCCCTCACGCGTTCTTCAAGATCCGTGTTGTCTGTCCTTTTGTTGCTCTTCAAGCCCATAAAGACGGAAAAACCAAGCGACAGCACGCTTATAATGATTGCTGTTGATATTTCAATCGTCAAATCATATACCGCCTTTCATTTTTATGGCACACCGCCCACCACCGCTCAATGTGTGCCGCCTGCTACGTTTTGCCGACGTCGGCAAAACGTAACGCACAATCTTCTAACCAGATGGAATCCCATACGGTTATAATGCTTTTACAAACGGAAATACTCCAACAAACAAGCTTTCCCTGTCTTTCCAGCTACGGCTTACGCCGTTTTCTGAATAACTTGCCATATAGGCTTCTCCTGCCTGTGAATGGTCGTACAAGGCTAAATTGACGATTACATCCTCAAACTGTTTCAAGTCTTCGGATATTTTTTCATCCGTGTAGCTTTCCGGGTAATTCCGCTTGCTTACCACTTCATTTCTTGCCTGCTTGATAAGCTGTTCGATGTAAGGATTATCTTCTTTCTGGTCGAACACGACAACATCAGAAGTAACACCATCTTCATCCGTAACGGTTTCAATATGAAATTGTTTCAGTCTGATTTTGACCTGCTCTAATGTTGTATATTCGTCCATTCTTCCCTACCTATAATCCGAACTGCTCGATCAAAATGCGTTTCAGTTCCGCTCCACTGATTTCTTCTGCACCCTCGATCCCATGTTCAGCGGCAAGTGCCTGTAAATCAGCAGTGCTCATTCTGTTAATCTCTGTCTTGGTGTACCCTCCGGAAGATTTCTCTCCCAGAACAATGTCCGGGATTTCATCTCCTGCTTTGTACCATTTTCCATTGCGCTTTACCGTGTATTCAGCAATCATACCGCACCTCCTACGCAACTTTCATGACAACAACGCTGTCCATGCCCTCAAAAGTAGGCAATCCGATCATTGACACAACGCAATGAGTGTTGATCGGATGATTTGTTGCGTATGTATACACCGAAATACCGGTTTCTACAATAGAAAGGTTTCCGTCTGTTAAACTTCCGCTTCTCTCTTCCGGTGTCTTTCCAAAGACATAATCTCCAAGGTACACGCCGGATGCCTGCGCTGAAATAACTCCTGTAGGAATAAAATATTTGGTGGCACCGTCTGCCGGGTCGATGTAAAGTTTGTCGTAAACTTCAATCCCGATGCCGTATCCTCTAAGATACTCTGTAACCTGCCCCTGCTGTAAACGAATACCTCCATTGTAAGCAGTAATTCCAAGCACCTGTTTCTTTGTGTCTTCTGCCTTAAGAACCATCTCCCACGTTTCTGTATTCATGCTAAAACGTGCAAGGGAATATCCGGTTTTCTTTGCAAACTCACGTTTAATCTCGATAAGGTCATCAAGTGGCGTTGCTGTTTCTGGTGCAGACCATTTATCAGTATCGCTTCCGGAAATATCCTTGTAATGATCTCTCTTGTGCGCCACTCCATTGTCCGAAGTATAATCAACATAGAAGCTCTTGCCACCAATTGTTACCTGTACTCTTGGAATACCATCAGATGGTGCTAATAACTGCCAAATCTGGCGTTCCGGCACTACTCTTGCGCCCTCAATCAGCATCATCGGTTTTTTGCTGATTTCTCTAAGCACCTGGTTTGCCATGTTGGAATTTTCTGCCGACTGGTAATTTGCATACTCCTGCTCTTCACGCTCTGTTACCATGTAAGATTCACGGTAGAAAGGCATCTCGTTCTGAATATCCGAAAATCCACCGACATCTCTTAACTCTGCCTGCGCATCAAAATTGGATGCCTTTAAGGATACCGGAAGACCGTTTTTCCCTTTGATAAATCTAAGTTCAAGGCTGTCCTGTTTTCTGGTTCCAAATTTCTGTCTACCTAAGTAAGGTGCAGAACCAAGCGTTTTTTCATAATTATTCCACATAACCACAAGACTTCTTGCGGTAAATGCTTCTGCTAATGGTAATGCCATTCTCTAATACCTCCATTTTTTAATCAAAAAAAGTAACACGCGGTGTTGCTGCTTTTGCAGTTGCTTCCACGGTCACTCCGTTCGCTGTTACCTTTGCGCTGTCAATAGAACCCTGATATACATAAGTTCCAGGCGCATCTCCCATTGTTACGTCAACATCTTCCAGAAGATACCCTTTGCAAGATTCGTCATTGCTTGGGAACGGTGTCCCTGCCTTTGCAATCTTCTTTCCGTTTGCATCGGCACTTGACACCATTGTCTGCGGAACGATACACGCCGCACCCTCATAAGGAAAGAATTTTAAAATTCCTTTACTCTGTGTAAAGTCTCTTTCAATCGGTTTTCCCATAATTTACCTCCTATAAAACATAATGGTCTTTGGCTTCTGCACTTTCTGCAGGTTTGCCAAAACTGATTTTTTCTGCGTTCTCTACGTCCGCAGTTTTTTTATTTTCTCCACCTGCAGTACCGCCGCCCGGATTTTCAGAATTATTTGCAATCTCCTGTTCCTTTGCCTGCGCTGCCGCGGTTTCCTTTTCGGCTGTAATCTTTCCAAGAGCGTCATAATCAAGGCTTCCATTATCCTTGACAACGGATTTTGCCTGCTCTGCATTGATTTTTAACTTTTCCATCAATGCTTCGCGCTGGTCTCTAATGGCGTTTTTCTTCTGCATATCTGCAATCTGCTGATTTGCTGTCTCTAACGCCTTGTTTGCTTTTTCAAGTTCCGTGAGGTTTCCTGCTTCCATTTCATCCAGCTTTTTCTGCAACTCATCTGCGCTGTCTGCCTTTGCCTTAAGCTCTGCTGTTTTTGCCTGTTCTCTCTGTACGGAACTGCCGTAATCAGCAATGATTTTTTCAACATTTTCCTCACTGATACCCATTGCAATTAACTCTTCTCTTTTCATTGATTACCTCCGATATGTCTTTACGAATTTTTGCGGTGCAACGACACCGAATGACACTGTTGATTTTTACGCTCACAACTTTGCGAATTTTTATAAAATAAAAACAGCCACCGATTACTCGGTAGCTGTCTTATTTTGCTGTTTATTTAATTGGTTTACAATTTCCTGTGCTTTTTGTTCCTGCTCTTCTGCATCATCAATGGTTTTCCACAACGCATCTATATATGGCTTAGACAAGAGGAATGTCTTTTCAGCATCTCCCCAAAGCCCCACCGTTTTAATGGCAATAAGAGGATGTATGCCGCACTCTAAAAGCTGATATAGTGTTTGCGACTTTGTATACATATTGTCTTGCGGGCTATGATTGATTTGCACATCAAAATCCCTCATTGACAATTTCAAATCATTGTCCTTAACGCGTATTACATTTAAGACAACTTTTGCAAGTCTCTTCTCTGCCGATTTCACAATTGGGTCTTTTAATTTTGCTCTTGTCTTTGAAAAATCCCATCCAGCCCTTAATGATACTGCTCCTTGTGTATCTCCTCCAGAGTTTTGGGACTCTCTGTTTGGTATTGCTAATATTGCCAAGGCATTGTCCCACAAATCATCTTTTGCCACCTGACACTGGCTCTGATTTAGTTCCTGCGTCATAATCTCAACATCGGCTTTGTTATCCTTGTTATTGGACTTTACCGTCAAAGCATGGCTCATTTTCATCTCTTCAAACGTTTTTTGGTCGATTTCACAGTTCACAAACTTAACCCAGTACTGAACAAACTGCTCAATTCCATCCATTCTGTTTGACTGCATATTGTTTATGGCATCCAAAATACCTATGACAAGCTCAATGTCTGATATTCTTTCGTGATTGTTTGGGAACTCAACAATAGGAATGTTTCCAAATGCATGCAATTTCCATTCAGAAACTACTCCATTTTGAATTTTGCATGAATGACTGTCTGTATAGCACAGTTTGTACCATCTTCCATCTTCGTCTTTAAGCTCCTGCACCGCAACCACCGGTTCTTCCGTACTCCGATTATAAATAACACACGTATTCATTGGAGTAGGCGCAACAATTTGAAATGGTATTTCTCCATTTGCAAATCTTACCGCCTTAAAAGATGTTCCGGTTGCTGACTGCCACTCTCCTGCTTTAATGTCTTTTTCCTGTTTATTCGCATCCACAAGATAGTCATTCAGCGCATCCACTGCCCGATTAATTTCATCATCATCTTTTCGACTGATAAACTGTATTGGCTCGCCATATGTCTGTCCTACTTTGAACTGAACAATCTCATACGCATGATTTTCTACTATTTTGTTTGTAATATCAGCATTTTGTACCTTTAATCGGTATAAAATCGGCTGATCTCCTTTGTAATACCGCCATAGGTATTCTATTATGGTTTTGTTGTAATAATAATTACCGATGCAGTCTCCAACCACCTTGACAATATTGTCTGCTGTGATGGTTTCAACATCTGTATATAAAATTTTTCTACCATAACAGCCTTTAACAAGGTCTTGGAGAGATTTGTCATTTCTCATTTTTTTCTCCTAAATAAAGGTCATTCCGCTGGATGTTGCACGAAACGGAAGAGATTTTAATTCTGTTTTTCCATTCTCCGGATAAAAAACAACTTTCTTGTGGCATTTTCTGCACTCAACAGAAATTTGCATTGTTGAACGCCCATCGTGTGTGGCAACTTTTCTTCCACACCGCGGGCAATATATTGTTTTTGGTGTATATCCCATAAAATCCTCTTTTCTTTGCAAAAGAAAGAGCACCGGAGATTCCTCTTCGATGCTCTTTCAATGGTGGATGGTAAAGTGTTCAACTATTTGTTGACTTCTTCGATTATAACTATATCAGAAAAAAAACGGACATATCGGACAACTTTACTCTTTCATAAATCTATCGAACGCTTTTCTCACGCTGTCTTCTGTGTTATTGCCTCCTATTTGGTCGGCAACCTTATTCCAAGATTGATTTTCTAAAAATCTAAGATTAATTATTCTTCTAATTCTGCTATCTTTTATATTTGCAATAAACTCTTCTACTTCATTTGTTTTTTCAAGAAGTTCGTTTTCCAAAATTTCGAGGGTGGTTTTTCTGGAATATAACAAGGTTTTTTTGTGCCTATATTCTGGCAATGGTATTCCTTCTATTTTAAAATGTTGGTTTCCACCATTTCCGCCAGAAACGCTATCAATAACCGTTCCTTCCTGTTCAATTTTTTCTATGTATTTTTCAAGCTTTTCAATTTTATTCCTTACTTCTTTTACTTCTTCTCTTAAATCTAAGTATTGATTTAAAATATCTTTGTTTACCATATCAATACCTCCTAAACGGATTCACTGCTGCTTCTACTTTTGCTACATTCCTTCCATTTGTCACTCTAAGCGCAAAGTTTGAAAATACATCCGGCACATCATCCAACTGCTTTTTACCGGATACTGAATATCTCTTAAGAAGAGACATCATTACTCCGTATGGCTCATTCGGCTTATATGATGATGGGTCTTTAAATATAACGTGCTGCAATATCCAGTTTGAGCACTGAAAAATCCTTGCTTCCTTATTTGTCTCCGTCGGTGTATCTGTGATATTGCATATCCATCCTTTGGCTTCCACTCGCTTGTTTACTTCCATTGCGACACGGTCCCCTCCGGCATTTCTCTCAAATTCACATTCCTGAACTTTGTTGTTTGTCAAAACATTTGCTGCATTTTCATACTGAACCTCATAATCTGCCGTGTTATCGCAAACACAATCCACGCAGTAGTAATCTTCTCCGTATTTTTGCAATACAGGCAGAACAAAATAGTCTGTTCCCTTTCCCTTTGTATCGCACTGGCCGGTTACAATCTCCGGCTCTCCATGCGGCAAATTAAGATACCGACGTATTTTATCTTCCGGAAACAGCAATCCCTCACGCTCAATCGGTTCCTGTTTGTAAAGGCATCTATATGATATGTCGTCCATCAATAATTGCTGGTCTTCAAAAAATTCTTTTGTAAAACCGGAGAACTCATATTCAAAGTTGCTTTCTCCTGTAACTGGGTCTACATCCGGTACCGCAATAACCTTTACTCTCGGATTACCCTCGTACATATTTTGTATGCGCCCTATGACGTCGTGTACGCTCCATCTTGTGGCAATATGTATTTCCTTGCAGTTCTTACCGTCCGTGTCCTGTATCTTTCTCTGTCTGGCATCTACAGCGTATTTATCCCACAATTTATCAAGGATAATGGGATTCATTGCTTCTTCAATACCGCCGATCATATCGTCAACCAGTAAAAACTTAGAAGCCCTTACTTTACCGGCATTCTTACTACCAACAGACGTACATTGTACGGATGGAAACGATTTGTACTTCCCGACATTAAACTGCTCCATTTTCGCATTTGTGCTTGTCACGGAAAGATTTGGGAAAATTTCATTCCATGTATATTCTTCTTCGTTTGTAACGATATCGTACACACCGTCATAGTACATTCTGGTAATATCACCGCTGTGTGAATAAAAGAGGCTGAAATCTCTCGGAAACCATCCGGCAACAAGAGCGTGAAACATTTTTTCAACCGTTGTTTTTCCTGCACCCGGGACAAGTGATACGCACAGGATGTCATATCTATCATCAATCATGCCTTGCAGCGCATCTATGAGTCCGATTTTTAAGAATTGCTTTCTTCTTGGCATGTAAAACCGCTCTTTAGGCTCTCTCTTCTTCTCCAAATACTGGAAAGCACTATCCACAACTTTGTTTTGCGCTTCTAAAAGCAAAATTCCGTAGTATTTGTCCAGAATTTCATAAGATACCTTGTTTTGGAATGAATATTTCTCTAAATCCCATGGTGTGCCACCTGTAGATTGAAATATAAACTGCTCCGTCAGTTCTTTCGCTCTGGCAGAAACCTTTAATCCATACTCAACATCCTTTTCCGTCAGAATGGCTACCCTTGCCGCTTCTTCCATGGCATCTATTACCTGTTCATCAACGCCATGCACCTGTATGTAATTTTCATATCCATTTACTGTGGAAATTAGGCTTGAACTTGCCAAAAGAAAAGCACCTCCGCAAAAGCAGAAGTGCCTTGACCTCTGCCTATAACTGTTTTAGGGTAGCGACTAACTCCATTTGTTAGCCGGTAATATTATTTTATTTTCTTATTATTGGTTCTTGCTGATATTGACAAGTCCACTCTGAAATATCGTTGTTGTCGATATTTTGTTTTGCTTTTTCTATTTTCTTTGAGAATTTACAATGCCACAACGCATAATTAAGCCTTGATTGCGAATAGTAAATGCAACATCTGTCTTTCAAATACTTTTTCATCTTCGGATAGTAAAACCACGATTTTATAAAATCAATAATCATTTCCATTCTCACACAACACCTTCCTGCTTGCTTATCGTCAGCTTCTCTTATTTCATCCATAAATTTCTCCTTATCTACGCATAAAACCTTTTCAGCCACTTCGACACATTCTTTTCTCTTTTCGTCATTAGTGCATTCTCTGTCTGTGTTATATCGGCAAAAGGTCAGGTTGCATTTTTTATTATTAGGTTCGATAGGCTCTTGTTTATAAAAACATTCATAAAGTTTTTGCCTGTCTGCCTCGTTATTTGCCACAATAACAAGTTCATCTTCTAAATTGGAACAATCTATAGGCTCGCCGTTTCTACCGCCTATTTCGCGCGATTGTGCTTCTCTAAGTGCTTCACGCTCTATTGATTCAATTACTTCTGCCATGCTCATTCTTCAATACTCCTATCAAATCATGCATTTGAATCAGTAGTTTTTAAATATTCAACGAACTGTGCCCAAGCCTGTTCGCATGTTAAATCGCCAACAGGATTTTGAACATAGTATTCTTGGAAATATTCCCTGGCCTTTTCTTTTTCATCTTCGGAATATGAATCCCATTTAGAAACTCCAGATTTCTTTTTGAAAAATTCACATTCATGTTCACTGTCAGCAAATCCAGCACCAGGAATCCATTTTCCCGGATGGTTGCACATTTCAGCCATCCCTACAACTTCGTTTCTATCAAATCCAAGGTAAGCACAATCATAACACGTCATTCTTCCGCCAACTTTCTGCCGCACATCGGACAAAATTCAATTTCCATTGCTATCGCTACGTTCATTCCATTGCTACAACATTTAGCATACTGTGGACATTTATCAATATGGCATTGAATAACATTTATATAGCCCAATTTTTTGATTTTAAATTCTCCATATGCAGTTTTATATGATTCTTTCCCATTACAAAAATCACACATTTTCAACACCTATCCCTGCATCTGTGATAAATAACTTTTCCTCTTACATTCGCTTCATATGCTCTTCCAAGTGACCGAACAAACAGATATTTCTTTTTCTCACAATCCATATAATCCAAGGAATTCATATATGGCTCCAATTCGTTTGAAAGCTGTTCCACAAAATCCTTGATATGCTTGAATGCCTTAATTGCCTGTTCTTGTATAAACAAAACTATTGCTTTCCATGTATCAATTACTTTTACGGCATACTCAAGAATCATTTCTCCTAATTTTCGATACCATAATTTGAACTCGACAACCATATATCCTTGCAATTCAATAACTTTTTTCTGATCTTCTGACACATTAAGATCCATACTCACACCTCAACACCATCGCATTTTTCATAAGAACCAAGACCTTTAATGTAATGGCTTCTCGTATCTTCAAAGTTTCTGCAATCTACGACTTTCCCCTCGTCAATACACTCTTGTAAGTATTCGCATTTATCGCATTTCGTATCTTTCTCTATTCGTGGTGCAGTAGCTACTTTTTGCTTTTTCCCGAACATTCTCTTAAATTTTTTTAAAAATCTCATGCTTCCACCTCATTTTCATGTGAATTATTCAATAATTTCGTATATTTCTCCTTCACATTCCTTTGGAGCCATCGTTCCCCATCCATTCTTTTTTTTTAACTCATAATGATTTTCATGCTCTGTAACTTCAAGCACATCGCCTTTATTAATCACCATCTTATATCCATGTTTTTTGTCATTTATTTCTACATCCTCTAAAAATCTTGCTTTCATACTTACACCTCATTTTTGCATAAAAAAATACCAACCATCGAATAGCGGCACAAGGAATCGAACCTTGTCATACCAAACCATGCCAACCGCTTTCAAATCTGCAATTTCTATTCACGGAAGGGTTTTATGTTACCAATGATACCGCTTACCATCCATACATCTTCCATCGACCTGAACTATTGCAGTAGTGCCAGACTAAGTGAAGATAAGGAATTGATGTGGCGTGGATTTGCACCACGCAGGAGTGTACAATCTGGTCATCTATGTTGTCGGTTTCAACCAATTCTCTACGACAATTCCGTTTACCTATTCCGTCACACATCAACACCCAATTTTGTTCGGGCAAACGCAGTGTGTAGGATTCGAACCTACAAGGCGAATAAACGCCCGACCGGATAGCAACCGGCTCCAATTCCATTATGGGAACACTGCATCTTGATGGTGCGATTTCTTAAACAACCCATCCATTACAACTGTCTACCACGCACCTGCCAAACAGTGTTTTTAGGGAGTTGAGTGAAATAGGGAAGAGAGGAATCGAACCTCTATTGTTTACCACTTGGAAACTGATTTACAGTCAGCCGCAACACCGCCAATCGTTGCCGCTTCCCCAAAACCGCCCTCAGACGGTTAGCAATCATATTTTTCGTGCCATGCGTTGCACTATCCTGTGTGATATCACAGAAAATAGGCTGGTGAGGATTTGCACCTCACATAACAACGACTTTCCACAACGGGTAACACCCTTAACAGGTTCCTTCATTGCCTTGTTGATTCAATGACTTGTTCCTAACCAAAGCGTGGTTGTCTTATGCTTAAGCGTCTACCTTTTCCGCCACAGCCTAATTGTATTTTTGACAGCTCAGGCACCGTGGGATAGGCACCCGAACTATCAATAGGAATCCGCCTGTATTGCTCGTCAGCAAATTACGGGACAACCATCATCCAACACCAAGCGGTCTTCCGCCTTGCCGTACTTCGCGGCAAACGCCACCGGACGGTCTCGCACCGTCCTTAACAGAAACGTCCTAGTGGCGAAAGGATGTGTCATGAAAAACACCAAGAAGGAGAATTTACGGAATGGATCGTTAAACCCATTCCTCCATCGGAACGGCAGGAATTGAACCTGCGACCGCTCGGATATAAGCCGAGTGCTCTGCCAACTGAACTACGTTCCGCTACGGCATATTAAAATGCCGCAATGTAGGATTTTTATCTTGTAAGCAACTCTTACAAGTTGCCAGTAATTTAAAATTTTGTTTAGCTATACTGGATGCTCCGATTTCTCACTCTGGTGCTCTGCGTCGCTATCCAGATTGAGTAAATCTCCGGTGCTGTCCGGTTCCTTTGATTTTGTTATATGTATTCTTTCCTCTGCACAAATGATAGGCAGCTGAAAGCAAATACCAAATATTGGACTATAAAACATTCTGTTACCTCCACATCAGAAACATGTTCAGCAACAGTAACATCACAAGTACCCATAATGCAATTGCTGTTTCTTTGTCTTTGGATTCTCTGCCAGATACAAATAGTATCAGCATAAAAATAACATCCAGCGTCGATATAATCGTTTTAATAATTACCATGGTTGTTTTCCTCTCACAAGTTTCTTTAGCAGGATTCGAACCTGCGAATACTGGAATCAAAATCCAGTGCCTTACCGCTTGGCGATAGCGCTATATTAACACTACTTTTCCGGCATGTAATAGACCATGTTATCAAATACAGTTATTCCCATACAAGGATCATTCATCTCAACGCATCTGATCGATATGTTTTTAGATACTGCAAACATTTCGGCCACCTGTTGTTTATCCATGTTTGTGCTAATAACTTGAAAAGCCGAAAATGCCTTGTGCATATCAGAGAATACTTCTTTTTCTCTACCTAAATTTGCATACGTCCCAATGGTAAACGTTTTTCCATCAACCATAGCAGTTATCATTCCATGATTTGCTGTGAATACCGCTCGGTCAAAATCAAGCGAAACGTCTTTGCTTTGTGATACTACTCTCATACTTTTCCATCCAATCTCTTTTTGTTTTTGAGGATATTTAAAGGACTTAGTAGTGCTGATTTTCTCAACCTATCAAACCCCCTCCCCATCCATGCCGAATCATGCTTTGAACATTGATAAATTGTTTGAATTGTTCGTTAAATTCCATTCGTATTTTACAACTATTCGCAAAACCCTTGTTTTGTGTAATGTATCAACGATTTAATGCGCCTTAAGACCATTAAACACTGGGATTTAAATTGTTTGAATTGTCTATTGCGTTTTTCTCGCTTTTTTCAACCAGAATTGTCGGAGTTGTTCGGCAATCCTATACAATTATTAGCCCCAAGATGTGGCAGTTCTTCGGCTGTCAACGCTCTTGCTCTGGATCCCCGATCTCTAACGCCCGGCATATTGAAACCGCAATACTTGTTGAGTGATGGCATGTAGCACATTGGGTTGTTCTTCCCAGAAGTCTGTAAACCTACAAGACTTTCCTCTCTCATTTGGTCAATCTTTTTGCAAATGTCGGAACCTGATGAGCCTAGCTGCACGCCATTGACCCATCCATTTAATGTATCTCTATGTATTCCGGTAAAGAATGTAAACCCAGCAATATTCACTACTTTCTCGTAGTCATTGCACAGGTCTATATATATATCTAATACCTCGTTAACCTTATCTGTATCATAGGCATTATTTATATTATTATCATCCTTTAAGTACTTTGGATTAACTTTAAATACATTCTCATAGATATATTTACAACAGTTATACCATCTGTTCTGTGACACTTTACACATATCCTCTACATGTCTCTCTTCCATCCAGAGATTTATATACATGTCAATGTCATCTTTAAAAACATCAACTGTATTATTTACTTCCTGCATTTTAACTGCTGACATGTTATATATCTCCTCTCTCCAGTACTGGAATACTTAAAATAAAAAATGCAACTGATACAGTCAGATCATATTTATCTCGACTATACCGGCTGCATGAAGTCCGTTTCTTTCGGGACCTCGACGGCTGCCGCCGCCCGTTGCCCGAATGCGTTTTTAATTTAATTAAACAATATCATTCTATCATTTTCTTGTCAAGGTATATTTTAAAATTAAATTTTAAGCCCGTATATTATATATATTATTTATATAAATATACTGCCTTATTTATAATATATATTTTTAATATTACGAGAGAGAATATACTCTTTCTCTAACTCTAGTGTCTATATCTACGTTGCAAAAATGTTGCAATTTGTTGCAAGAGTGTTGCATTGCAACAAAACTAATACTATTCTATCATTTTTGTCCTGTCCGTAATAAAATTATCACTCTTGAAATTTTGTGAAAATTTAACAAAGATTTTCTACGTTTTAAACAAAAAAAGACAGCTATATTTCAAGCTGTCAAATTATCAATACTCATTTCAATTATTCAATTTCAAACCCTACCAGCTCCCACTGATCCGGTTCTCCGTCCTCATCGTAAGATACAGGATCGTTAATTTCTTTAACTCTAAAACTCGGTGTATCTTCATCCAGCGCCGCGCCTGTACTGTCACATTTCCATGCTTCCATCGTCTCGCCGTTGCTTGTGTCGTGATCTACTGCGATCATTCCTAACTCTTCAACCTTGAAAATTTCTACTGCAAAATGTCCTTCCATCTGTCCTAACTCTTTTAAAATTTTCAACATAGCTTTTTCCTCTTTTCTTTCTTCTCTGGATGTGCTATATTCAAATAGCACCCATTTCACTTGGTATGGTTTTTGTGTGTCGGGCTGGATTTTCTCCAGCCCTTTCTTTTAATTGTCTTCAATTCCTTTTTGAGTATCATCGATCAGCTGATCGACCATCTTTTCCGCTTTTTCATAATCCTTAGATTTTAAAACTTCCTTTAAATCTTTCAGATCCTGCAAAAGTCTTCTTAAGTAACTTTTAAATACACTCATATCTTCGCTCATTTTTCTCCTTTCTGGCTTTCGCCTATTGCCTTTCGACAATATTATAATAACATTAAAATATAATTTTGTCAACACTAATTTTAGTGTTTTAAAAAAATCTTATTTTTTCTTCATCAGTCGGAACGATTTCCAATACATCCGACGGCTGACATCTTAAAATAATGCAGATCGTGTTAAGCGTGTCTGTAGTGATTCCCTTCCCTTTTCTCAAATTCTGCATAGTCGCTTCACTCATTATCTTCTCTTTTCTCATCCGAGTAGAAGTGTATCCGTGTTTTGAAAGTTCTTTTAATACATCTATTTTATAATTAAACATTTTTTCACCTCACATTTTTTATTTACTACATTATATATAGAATCACTCTAAAAATCAACATGAAAATATTTTACAAGAACACTCTTTTTAGTGTTGACATGCACTAATATTAGTGTTATTATAATCTCAACAGGAAAACAAAGAACACAAAAACAGGAGGGAACGATCATGAAAGTTAAAATTAAAATTGAGGGAAAGATAAATGATACTTACACTTTTCAGCAACCAGAAGAGGGAAATATCCTTGACGAGCTGAAGGCGATCATCGAAGAAATGAAAGCCGGAAGAATTGAGAAAGTAGAAATTGAGAGGGAGGCGTAAACATGAGAGGAACAGGATTATTTATTAATTGGGAATCCGGAAATAAAAACAGTAATGCGATTCAGGAATTTGAAAAAAAACGGCATCAACTGGGAATATAACCACTTTGGAACACTTACAGCCGACTTTTACGGCATCGGGATTTTTGAAAAGGTCGATTTTGAACATATCCAAGGCGATGTGTTTGAAATCTGCATAGCATAGTCGAAACCGCCCGCGCGGCGGTCTGGCGTAGGATTGCAACCTTGCCACTGATGAGACAAGCACGCACAATGAAAGGATGGTTGATTTTATGAAGATGATGACACTTGAAGAATCAAAAGAATACACACGCGAAAAATTGGCGCCATATTATGACCCTGAAAAAATAGAAAATATAGTTAATCAATATGTTTCCGTGGCGCGTCCGGGTGTTGTCTTAGTTAGAAATAAAAATGTTGGACTTATGGAACTGTATCTATAATTAGCCGCCTCAGAGAATGCACGCCGGATCACTACCGGCGGCGGTTTTTACCCAAAAGGGATTTTACTTTAAGGAGGATCTATAAATGACACAATTAGAAAATTTGAAAAACCAGATCAAGGAATTAGAAAAATCATGTGATGAAGCGCGTGATAGAATTAAAAACGAGAACCTGCCGTTTTTAAACATTTATGAAAACAGAGCTGCATTTTTTATCAACAAAATAGAAATCCGAAACGTGACAAATCAGGGAATCCGGGTTTGTATTGTTTTTGAAGATGAAAAAGAGCTTGCAATCGCGATTAGTGATTATGCAGAGAATATAGCGTTTTAAGCCGGGATCGTCCCGGCTTTTTTTTGTGAAAAGCTCTCTCCAAAATCTATGGAGTCCTCCGGCAAATAATCCAAGCTGCATGCCGGGACAATCGGGATCTGATATTTTTCATCAAGCTCCGCTCCATAGATCATATATTCTTTCATAACATCAAAAGATGTATGACATCCATTGTACAATACTATCACCCCAAAAACATTTTACTATTTTTCTTCTTGACAAACAACTTCTTTTGTGAAAAGCAAAGAACGTGCGGCGTAATCACTTCTGCTTAGTTCATTTATCAGCTTTTCCCTTGTCATTTCCGGGTTTGTTCTGTGAATATACCGCAGCAATTCATCTATTTTGTCCACTATGCTGCCCTCCAATCAATGTTTGACATCAGATCATCCAAAAGATAGATCAAATCAGTACCGTACAGGCTGATCCAGTCCGCAAGATACTCTTCCTGCTCAATAGGCATATGAATGTTATAGGAAAAGCAAAAACAATGACAAAGTTCATGAGCCAGTATTTTGCGCAAATAGCCATTTTCTGGTTTATCCGAAACATATATAGACCTGTTGTTCCAATCTGTCACAGCAAGGCTGATAGAGCCATCAGAGCGCATCAGTTTACTGCTTGCACCGCGGACAAATTCTATTTCCCATTCAATACCATTTATCACAAACATATTTTACCTCCAAAAAAAGAAACCACCAGCCAAATATCAGCCAGTGATTTCTAAATTTAAAGTTATTCTTCTTGCTCTTCAATCAACAAATAATTAATGTACCTTGTTGCTGTTCCAGCAAGTTCTTTGCTGTAGTCTAGCAAGTCCATCTTGTACTCCGGTTTATGCCCATATGTGACTGTATAGAACTTTTCCACAAGTTCTAAGTTATGTAAGTCAGACAATTCCACAAGAATTTTGTGATATAAAAATTTTCTCGTCCATCCGAACCGGTCACAGATAATTTTGAGTTTCCAGTTATTTTTATTAAACCATTTACCACTTTCTATCTTTTTTACGATGCTCCAGTGTGCAAACGGGTCTTTCTCCGGAATTTCAGCCTGCGTATTTTTCAGAGCCTGTTCCATGTCGTGGAAGCGCTTCACATACCGAGCAGTAAAGACAATTCCCTTTTCCCCGTTAAATTTGTTTGCGAGGAACTCACAGCCCATGCGGGTTACTTTGTAGCATGGTCTTTCCTCTCCTTTATCATCTGTATACGATGATTTGATGAAATAATCAACCACAACAATTTTGTTGTCGTTAAGAATTTGTATAATTCCTTTGAATTTTTTCGTGCCCTCAAGTTTTCTTAAAATCTGCCAATGCGGCATCTCCATCATGTCAGCAATGTCAATAGTTGTCAGTGTCAGTTCTTCTTTGTTTTCTGAAATCTGAATATCATTCATCAGCAAATCCCCCATTTCTTCTTAAATGAAAGTATCGTATTCAAAATAAACTGTAAAAACTTCTCGTCCTGTATGCTCTGGATTTCTGTAATTAACTGCTCTTTCATCTCTCACCGCCTTTCTCTTCCTGCGGTTCGGAAATGTTCTTTGCGGCTTTGTATATTGCTTCGCATACATAGATGCTCTGCGTGCTCAAAAGTTCTGCTATTTTCTCGATTGTTTCGTTTCTGGTCATAGATTTTTCCTACCTTTCAATTTTTTCTTGAAAAGAGATGCTCTCTATGATAAAATATTTCACAGAGAGTTATCTCGGTTTGGAGTAGTTGTTAATGATTTAGCGGTCAAACAACTACTCTTTTTTTATTTCCGAATACAACTTTTTGACACCTCTTCTTATGCTTTCGGCTCTTGTTTCTCCATAATGTTTCGCCACAATATCTAGCTCGTTGAGTTGTTCATTGTCAAACCTAACACCTAATTGTGTTTGCTTTGGCTTGTTGCTTTTCGGTCTGCCTGTGCGTGGGCTCATTTTTACCACCTCACTTTTTGATTACCACAAATTTATTTTAATTTATGATTACCAAAAAGTCAATACTTTTTTTAAGATTTTCAAATCCACAAATCACTAGCTGATATTCAGTTGTCAATGTTCAAACAAACAGGGGCATTTCTGCCCCTGCCATTACATTTTGGAAACAAGCGTTGACAGCTTGCTTTTTGTCATTGTGCGCTCTTCCGGCGTCATGTCGGAGATAAGTTCCGCCATATCCTCCGAAAGCTCTTTCATGTATTTTTCAAGGTCATGCATCTTTGCGTCCTTGTCCTCCGGCGTATTGCCTTTGTGAAGCTCTTTGCTTTCCATGTAGCTTCTGCGGCTCATTCCGCTTTTACCCTCTCTGCGATCACGCATTCCACCATCTGGTGCCATTTTAGGTTCTGTGTAATACATTCTGCCAGAGTGACGATCCATATCACGGTCGTGTTCCATTTCCCGGTACATTTCCGGTGTCATGTGCCAGTACGGAGGTTCGTCATATCCTCTCCGCGTTCCTCTTCCCTTTGGCGCAAATCTGCCGTCTGCATACCGGTAACGGTCATAATACCGTCTGCCGTCTCCGTAACGCTCAAACATATCAAGAACCTGCTCTGGGTCTGATTCGTCCATTGATTTTGTAAGCGTCCGGTAATACATGGCTTCCGCAAGGTCTTTAAGCATGTCCGTGACTTTTCCCATCTCTTCTGTATCTACACATTCGATACCTTTTGCAAACTCACACTCTGCGCTTTCAGACAGTTTTTCGATCATTTCGTGCATTCTCTTAATATCCATAAAACCGCCCTCCTTACGCTTCCCGGACTGCAATTAAATTGCTGTTCTGAACTTCGATTGACTGCGTAGACGTATTCTGTACCGCTACCGTAACACAACAACCGCGAGGAACGTCCACATATGCCTGCGCCGAAACGTTAAAGAAGTTTTCAACTGCCGCCGGTGTAACAATCATTCGAGTTGACTGCAACGGTTCTCCGTCAATTGCAATAGCCAGTGAAATAGCTTCAACTGTGCCACCGGTAGGAATTTGAATGTTCCCGGAATAAGATACCAAAAATCTTGCCCGGCACTGATTTGTAAGTCCTCTTAATTTAACAATGCCACTTCCCTGTCTATGAACAATGCATTTTGTTGCGCATACCGGAGTTTCTGTAAATGCTACATCTTCTCCCTGCGCGACAGTTTGAATTGCAATTCCTGTAAATTCTGCCATAATTATTTACCTCTCTTTCAAAAATAAGGGCAAACATTATAGTCTGCCCTTTGTGTTTATAAGCAATACTGCACAGCAGACATAATCGAGTTAAACTCAATTAAGATACTCAATTATTCAATTTTGTGTAGCAGCTACTTTTAGCAGCTACTTTTAGCAGCTACATCCTGTGTTGCATCCACAGCCATACGCATAAGCGTTAGGATTTGGAACAACATATGCCGGGATTGCAGCCGGATTTACAGCGTTGATGATCTGCTGTGTCTGCGCTGACATTGCGGTAGTGAGCAATGCAGACTGGCGATCCTGTGATGCGGCTCTTCTTAAGTCATTATTTTCTGCCTGTAAGGAAGAAATCTTTTCCTGACACAGGTAATCAAGGATTGCCCTTGTTCCTGCCTGCTGGCTGTCGATAATGTCTCTGGTGTTGCTGTTCATGGTGTTCTGTAATGCGCAAGTGTTCTGCGCCATATTGTAGTTCACACCCTGGATAGCTTCCCTGGTCTCGCAGCAGCAATTAGCCAACTGGGACTGTAAAGCATTCTGCGCCTGCATAAGTGTCACGTTTGTGGTATTAAATCCCTGCTGTGTCTGGTAGCCAAGGTTGCAGATTGCATTGTCTACACCATGGAAACCGTTCATAACGGCGGTATTCTGTGCGTAAAATCCATCACAGAGACCATTTGTGATACCATCTAACTTTCCGATGATAGCCTGCGTGTCAAAACCACGCTGAATTGCAGAGTCGGTGTATGCAGATGCTGTCGCTCCCATACCTCCGTTTCCTCCCCAGCCATTGCCGCCAAAGCCGCCCCAGCCAAAGATCATAGCGAAGATAATGATAGCCCACCAGCCATCGCCGCCCCACATACCATCATTGTTTCTTCCGTTTCCTGTCACTGCTGCAATATCAGCAAGACTAGGCGATGCGTTTCCATTAAACATTTTGTTTACCTCCATCTGATTTATTTACAAATGGGATAACCGGTTATTATGCGCGCAACCCAAAATGTACTAATGATTAAACATATTCATAACCTTTTGTTTTGCTTCATCTACCGTAATTCCTCTTTCTTTACAGAGATTCTCTGCCATTGTCTTAAGTCCACCTGTATCTCCGCTTTGATACATTTGCATGGCATTTTTTGCCATAGGATTGTTTTGAACCTGCGGAGAATTCATCATTTGATTTAACAATAATTGTGCCGGATTCATTCTGGATCACTCTCCTTTTTTACCTGTGAAGTTTTTCTTTGACTGCTTGGAATTTTATCTAATCGGTTTTCTATCTGTTCAATCTTCCCAAAAAGTTCATCAAACTTCTGCATAAATGCACCTGTGCACTCGTCTGATAGGTCAAATTTCAATTTTTCAGTATCATGCGATAAATTGCTAACAGTATCATGCGAAACTGGCTTAAAAACGATTGTGCGAATTGTGCCATCTGCGTTCCAACTTTTAGCGTATATTTCTGTCATATCCTGTTTTGGGAAAAATGCAACGCTGCCATCCATTGGCACATCATTGGCAGTGATGTTTTCTACCGCCGGAACTACTTTTCCATTTATGCCAAAAGTTTGAACCGGGATCTGCTGCTGAATTTGCTGCGGTGCCTGCATATAATTTTGTGTATTATCAATGCGTGGCTGATTCATATACGGATTGTATGCGTACTGCTGCCCGTATTGCTGCATCTGCTGATTATAAATCGGATTCTGGTATGCTCCGCTCATATTCATCCTGTTTGACCTCCTCTAAAACATCTTCTATTGCGTGTATGATAGACGACTGCGTTGACAAGTCCAAGGACTGTAACTCTTTTCTGGCAAAAATTTTTTCAAGAACTTCATCTGAAAACACCACCATCCCTCCCTTTGATTATATTTTTGCATAAAAAAAGGCGGCAAAACCGTCACGATTCCGACAGTTTGCCGTCAAAAAATACAAAAAAAAGAACGCATTAAGCGTCCATACATCCGTTCGTGTTACCTTTAGTGTTACCTTTGATTTTGACCTTTAGAAAAGACACCATTCAAAAACTCCTTTCTTTCAGTAAAATCAAGGCTTCACAAGGTTTTCTTAAATAAAAATAAAGTAGCGGAAGGGAGATTCGAACTCGGTATCAATTCTCTCAAACCCGCATAAATACTGAATTTCTTTATCTCCAAAGGTGTTACCTCGTGTTACCTTTTACATTGATAATGCTTTTGCAATATATTCCTGCATTTCACTCTCTGTCTTGTTATTAAAATAGTAATGATCGAGAGTTGTTCTGATATCTGTATGCCCCATTTGTGTTTTTATTACCGATTCTGGAACATTTCCATCTATCAACTTTGTTGCATATGTCTTTCTTGCCTTGTGAATTGAACGTTCACCAATTCCTATTCTATCACATATCACATATAGCCGCCTTGTAAATGCCTGACCTTTTATTCGTTTACCGTTTTTCATAAAAATATATTGCCCAAATGGATTGAGCATTTTTATTTTTCTCATAAGTTCTTTGGTATCTGCGGTAATTATAACATCTCTAAACCCGGCATCACTTTTAGGAAAATTTTGAACATCAAATACATATTTGCCATTATCATCTCTATATCTTATTTCTGTCTTTGATATATGTATCTTATTTTCTCCGACATCAGACCATGAGAGGGTAGATATTTCCCCAACTCTCAATCCTGTTTTAAATGCCAAAATAATGCCAAGTTCTATCAATGTAGGCTCATTTTCCATTACAAATCGTTCAATTAAAAGTTCCTCATCCTTAGAAAATACCAATTCGCAGTCTGACTTATGGTTCTTTTTAAATGACTTTTCCGAAATTTCCAAATCACCCATAAAACTGGTTATGCTCAGGCTGGTATAATGTTTTTTCTTTGCATATTTGAAAATTCCGTTAATCAATATCCGCATATCAGAATAAGCTTTTTGCGTAAGTTCCAGTTTTGAAATAGCTGTTTTTATGAATGATTCCAATATTTCTTCATCAATGTACCGGATTTTTCTATTTGCAATCGGCAAATACTTATTTTCAAAAAATCTTTTAAAATTTGTCTCGTACTTGTCCTTTGTCTGTCTTGTTATTTCACCATATTCAAGTTTTTCAGAAATCCAATTAGAATATACCTGAATAACTGTAGGTTCATCCTCCTTAGCTTTATAGAACTTTACTATTTCATCTTCAATTGCTTTTTCAGATGTTCTCTTTACAAGTCTCTTTCCTCTCTTATTATCTTCATCTGGCAAATATGTGTAAAACTTTCCATCTTTTCCTTGCCAAATGCTGTAAGTGTGTTTTTCAATAAATTTTTTCCTTTCGTTCATTTCAATTTTTTTCTGAATGGTGTCTATGTTGATAATACCATTTTCGATGGCAATATTCAACAACTCACTATTTGAAAGATTTCCCGTTTAACTCACCTTCTAACTTTTTTACTTTCTGTTTAATATCAAAAATTCTTCTTTCCACTGTTCTTGTTGATACGCATAGTCTCATGGCTATTTCTTTTGAAATAAGTCCACGGGAAAGAAGATAAAATATTTCTTCTTCCTGCTCCGTGAAATTGGCGTTTTCAATAATTGTTTCAAGCTCTGGCTTAGTCAGTTTTGAAAACTTCATAAGCCAATATCCTCCAATATTTTATTCTTCTCCCTGCCAAATCTTCGGTGTACCGTCTGCATTAAGCATAACGGTAATGCCGCATCCCTTAGCATTCCAACTTTTCAGATACATGACACCCGTGTCTTTGTCCGCGTAGATACTGTAATTCAGCTCACTTTCTACCAATACCATCGTATTATCCTGCCCTGCGCTGACGTTTGCCATGTCACTGCATCCGGCGATCAGGAGTGTTGCTGTTAAGATTGCTGCTAAAATTTTCTTTTTCATAACTGCCCCTTTTCTCTGCTCTCTTCTTCCTCGATTGCCTTATAAAACTCGCTCGCCTTAATTTCTGTCATAAAGTCGAGTAGCTTTACTTCTACATTCTCCGCCGAGCCATATAAAACATCACCGATCATAAAGCACCTTGTGCTATATTTCCCACAAAATCTCATTCCGTAGCAGAAGTAATCCGGTTTTTTCGGCTTTGGTACCGTCTTTGCAATCTCAAGCCAATCCTTGGTAATTTGACAGTTTGCTCTGAAACGTCTAACACCGTTTTCGTAATACAATTTATTTTTTGTAAACATACCCTGAAATTTCTGCAAATCATTTTCAGTTGGAATAATTATTACCGCTCTATCGTCTGGAATATATTGCGTCGACTCAATCCCGTGTTCCTCCGAAAATTTCTTAAATGCCTGCGCATTCGCTTTTACATCTTTCTGATACTGTACATATTCTTTATAAAAATCACTGTCTTTGTTAATTGTAAAAAATTTCTCCATCTATTTATCCTCTCTTTCCGCCCCGCCGCATTACTGCTGGCGGAGCTATAGCTGTTTGACCTCATGTAAACCGGAGCTGTCCGGCCTGCTACTCTACATAAAGTCAAATAAATTCGTTTGCGCTTCATGCTGTTTCAAGCGTTTCTTTGACAAATCATAATAATATTTGTCCTTTTCAAATCCCACGTATTGCAATCCGGCATCATGCGCAGCCATAAGGCTGCTTGCACTTCCTACGTGTGTATCAAGAAATTTCATACCGCGCTCTGCATATCTGCTAAATATCCAATCGTATAATGCTTTTGGCTTCTGTGTAGCGTGCAATCTATCTTTTTCATTTGACATTCCTACCCATTCTTTAGCAGTTCCGTCAAGATTAGTCCAAGCATACTCGCACATTGAAAAACTTACATTTTCTGATATTTGTGGTTTTCTCCAGACAAGAAAACATTTTGTTGGTGGAAGATAAAAGTAGTTACCCCCCCAAATAATTTGCTTCTTACTTACTCTGAACAGTTCGTCAAAGTACTTTTCATCCGGTATTTCGCTATCCCAATATGCTTTTGGATAAGCAGACTTCTTGTCTCCTTTTCGTCTTCCTATGTTGCAGTTAATATTTATTCCATATGGAGGATCTACAACGGCAATATCGAAATACTTATCTGGGAATTCCTTCATACCATCCATACAATCCATGTTGTAATAACCGAAATCCATCATGGCATCACCTCCGGAAAGTCTTCAAATCCCATCTGTTCATCTTTTTCAAAGACAAGCATTTCTCCCTTGGCTCTCTGATAAAAATTGCGATCAATTTCAAATCCGAAAGCATTTCTCCCTATCTCAGCTGCCGCGCGCAATGTACTACCGCTTCCGCAACACGGATCAATAACCACGTCGCCCGGGTCCGTAAAAATCTCAATCAGTTTTTTCAGTACCACAACCGGTTTCTGCGCTGGATGTATCTTCGGAATGTCCTTTCCGTCCTTTTCCCAGGTAAACCGGTTGAAGATCATATGCCCCGTACCTCTGATGGTTTTCCCATCTTCATCAAATTTTGCCCCATTTCTGAACTTTGGCAACTTGTCCCGATACAGTACCAGAGCATACTCTGTAGCTCCTACAACACGCATATTTGCTTTAAGAACCTGCGGGCTGTAATTTTTTACAAATACAAGCGGTATGTAATGCTCAAATCCATGCTTCTTTGCCGCCGCAATCAATGTCTGCATCTGCTCAAAGGCGCAGAACACGATCATGCACGGCGCGTCAGAACTTCGCCCTCTAGTTCCGGCTTTCTTCGGTTCTTTCTTAAGCATCTTGCTGCAGAAATGGAAATATTCATACAGATTAAAATTGTAATCCGAATTAAATGCTGCTTTTCCAGCAAGTTTGCTCTCGCCGTTTTTATTATCGCCCCCGACATACCACATAGGGTTACTGCCGTACATATTGTTTCCAAGGTTATATGGCACATCCGCAATTACAAGCTGTGCCCTTGGAATTCCATACTTTTTGTAATTCTGCATAGAATCTCTGTAAATTTCACATTTTACTTTCATTCTTTCAAAAGGAACCCGGCGCGCCTTTTATCCGGATAGGTCCCGGCTCCTTTCTTATATTCCGTGCACACATCTACAATAGTGCACTTTAAATTTAATTATGTTGTGTTTTATGCAACAAATTCATCGTTTTATTGCTTTTAAATCATCCAATCTAACGGCAAACCTCTCACTCCTTTTTTATTTCAAAATTTCATCTAAGCAGGCATTCCAACCCACCCGACGTATTGATGTGCTGAGATCTTCATAACCAGATTTCAACTCTGGTATCTTCTCCGGCAGTTTCCGGAGTGGACACCAATCCGGCTTTTTTCCGTCTGGTACAAGTTTTCCTGTCGCACAGCACATATATTCGTCATCATTCTCTGTCTCATAGCACAATGTGCATTTCTGGCACACCTGTTCCGGCATATCCATAACCAATACTGCTTTAGGCATTTTCTATTCCTCCTTATTCTGCTATTCAGTGGCATAACTCAATTCGGATTCCAGATATTCTGTCAATTCCTCCACCGTCTCAACGTTTTCTCCTGCGCGTATTTCTGCAACCAACCACTCAATGCTTTCAAATTTACTTATTACTTTTGCTAATTCTTCCATGATTATTTTTCCTTTCTGTCATTTAATTAACTTTCGTTTCCGGCTTCTCACACCGCTCAAATTCGATAACCCACACCCACGGTGAGGCATCCCAACCGTAGCGATTGAGGTTTGATTTCTTGATGGTGCTGTTCCAGATTCTAATAAAATGCTCTCTGGCTGTATGTATGCGATCATATTCATTCTCCGGGCTGTGAATAAACCCTCTGTTATCTATCGCTCCTTCTGCTTTTGCTCCATCTTCAGTGACATCCTGCAACCGCTCAATTTTAACATCCGTAACCTTAAGCCAGATACGTGCCGCTTCTTTCGGCATATGAATTGATGGTTTCCATTTTGTAATATCTGCAATATCATTTCTTTGCCAATCTTCGTAGTAATAGTATCCGTTCGGCGCCTTTTTCCATGTTTCACGAACATACAGGATATCGCCCGTACAGATAGGACAGGTTCTCTCCGCCGTACTTAACTGTTCCATATGCTCCTTATCAACAAAGTTATATACTGCATAAGTTCTCTTGTCGGCATTGTAAAATTCCATATCCGGCACAGTACACTCATTGGCATCTTTGCAAATTCGCCTCGTGCAACTCTTTCTTCCGTCTAGAATTGCCCGAACCATTTCTGTATTGAATAAAATCGGTTTAATTGACATCTGTGCATCTCACTTCCTTTGCTGCTCTCATGAGCGGGCACCTATTGCATTTGTTTTCGTCAACAGCATTTGCATACGCGCTCGCCAAAACCTTATGATTTTCCTCTGCCATATGTAACAATCCAATCAATCTGTCTTTTTTCATGTTATTCAGTGTGGAATCCGCCGGAAGCGGTTTCCCGATCACGCCTTTGTCAAACCCGTTAAAATTAACCATCTACTCCGCCACCTTTCACAATCTCGATTGCTTTACTAATAAGGCATACCGTGCAGTCCGATGCTCTACACTCTTCTCCAAAACAATCTTTGTTCACTGGTGATGTCATTATTTTTTCAACTTCTTCCAACTGCTCCACAACCTTGTCTACATCATAAGCCGTCGGATATTCTTCTAGTAAATACAATACTGCATTTGTATTTACTAAAGTTCCATTGCTTAAAGTAACCGATTTTAAATCTTTCTTCAGCGCATCCGCATCAATCAGTCTCATCGTTCGCCCTCCTGTTCCAATCTGTAGTTGCTTTCGTTCGCTCGTCTTTCCCTGTTCTGATGCCTCCGTCCTGATCCATGTACATCTCACATTCATAGCTTTTTGGAAGTTCTGTTCCGCATTTCATACATTTGATTTTGAACATTACTCCAACATCCGAATGTGATGACTTATTTACAATGGTAAAGAACATTGCTTTTCCGCCGCAGAACGGGCATGGTTTAAGTTCTTTGTTCATTCTTCATTCCCCCAATCAATCATTTGACCGCAACTCGGGCAATATGTGGGACTAGCACTTTTAAAACATCTTGGGCATGATGGACAAATCATTGCGTTTCCCATAATTCTCGGTCGCTTCGCTGTCTGTTTCCCCATCGCCGCCCGGCACTCTTCTGTCGTGCTGATTGCACGGTACTGCTGAACTTCTTCCAGTGCCTTGATCGCTTCCTCAAAAGCTCTAAGTGTACTGCTTTTACTTTCCCAGCCCATTTCCTGCTTGATTATTTTTATTGCCTTGTTCTCATCCATTGTTACACCTCCAACAGTTCCGGGTTATCAATCATGTTGCCGATCACTTCAAAATTCTCTGAATCAAAATCATCCAATTCCTCGTAGTCATCACAGCCCGGCTCATTCGTACACCATCCGTTTTCATGCCACACGACACGCTTTCTCGTCTCATCTTCTGGAAACTCAACGTCGATATGCCCTGAAAGAATATCATTCTCAAAAATCAGCTTTCCGTTCTTATCCTTAAGTCCGGTGCACCAACAAATTGTGGATGGATCAATTTTCAGAGCATATAAATCTGATGCGTAACTAGGGACGATATAGTATTTTTCTCTTCCGGTAAATCCATATCGTACCAAACCGCCAATAACCCATTCGTCGTTATTAGTTCGTTTTGCTTTGCATAAATATCTATCTTCCATCCTTTTCCTCCATTTCTTTCAACTTGGCTTCTGCTTCCTCTTGTGATAAAAACCAGGTTTCCTTGTACATTTTTTCTGACAGGATTCGGTCTGTACCATATTCCCGATCTTTGTCACACTCCATGTACCATCCTTTTTCTGTAAAAGTAATAAAGGCTACTTTCTGATGATAAATTTTATTGTTCTCCGGGTGCAGACTTAAAATATTTAATTCATAATTGACTTTGCTAGGAATTAAATATACATCTGAGCCAATTCCACACGGCAACCGCAGAAGTAATCCCTGCTCCTCGGTATCCTCATAGTCTTTGAGTTTCCGATATACGGCATCTATTTCCTCGCAATCCGGTTCACATGCCCTTTCCCACAGTTCATCATCAATCCACAATGGATTTCTCTCTGTTAATCTCTCCATGCTATCCCTCACTTTCTGCCCGAAGCCATTGTTCCACCTCTGTAACAGAACACATTGCTACACCGCCCTCAATGGTCTTTACACTACCCTGCTCATATGTTTCGATTGAGCAAAGGAAATCTAAAAGTTCATCATCCGTCATGCTCCTGATCCGGTCTGCATTGGTCTGTGGCTTTTCAATATGTGGCTTTTCTGCATCTGTGCTGTACGACTCCGGCAGTGGCATCCAAGCATTTACAAATAATCCATATTTTGCATAGCTTTTGTCATCATCCCCCGGATAAAACGCACCGTTACCATCTTCATCAGTTTCATATCTTCCGATATCTGGAATAGTAAAGTTTTCAAACGATACCAGGATATATTTATCAGTATTAGGAATCTGCTCATCTACTGGAATCCATCCGCTTTCCTGCTCCAAAATCCTGTTGATTTCTTCCTCCGAAACCACTTTTGTTAGTGGAGAATACCCGCAGGCTTCTGTTGCTGCCTCAGATATCCTGTTTTTAATCCTGCTTATTTTCATTCTGATCCTCACTTTCCGGCAACATAGCATATTTATAGCTACTCATTTTACCGTCGTATGTGCTCCATGACGTTTTTCCGTAATCCCATGTATAAACCGTTTCATCTTCATATTTTGCAAAATGTTCTTTGCTCCACGCAAAAAGTTCAGAATCTCTGACCAAAATCGGTGTATCGACTGGAACTTCGCTCCAATCAACATACTGGCCGTTCGCCCATTCTTTTGCTTTTTCTCTGCAACGACCAGTATTTCTAATGTAAAAATCACATTTATCGCAGACTCCCCTGCATTTTTCCAGTTTTCCATTAATTAACGCAATATTGCCTCCTTCACATGCAATATTTAAAATCTCTTCCGCATATTTTTCTCTATTCAGCATCTTTCTTCTCCTTCCCGTACCGCAACTGATACGGTACTTCCTTAAAATCTCTCAATGCATCCGGGTTTGGATGCTTCGGTATTCTCGTCTGACGGTTTCCATCTCTGCTATGATTCTGCGTCTCTCTTTGCTTTCTCTGTGCAATTTATACCTCCGTCATTTTCCAAGACTGTTTACAAGCTGTTCTGACCTCGTATAAGCCTTATCCAACAGTTCTAAGTATTCACTAAAGGAAATCTGTGCCTTTTCAGATAACTCCCTCGGATAACGCTCTAACAAAGCCTTGACGCACTGTTTCATGTCTCCAAAATATCCGATTGTTCGAACGCTTTCTTTTTCATTGCCGTCCTTATCCTGTCCGGCATATCTCTGTCTCAGGGTGTAATTCAGAGGATCAATCTCCACAAAATATCCATCCTGCAGTTCCACAACTAACTTGTCCATCAACCATTCCTCCTATATTTCATACGTCTTTCCGATAAAACGCTTGTCAATGTACTTACATTCCCATTCCAATACACTTGCGATCCCCGTCATAGTTTCATATCCAGTAGCAAGGCAGTTAATCAAATATCTGATTCTCTCATAAACCTGTCTGATCTGATTTCCCGAAAATTTAAACTGTGTTTTAAGGCAGACACCCAACATAGCAAAATAATTAAATACCTGTGCCAGTAAAAACTTATTTGCCTGTATCATGCAGTTCGGTGCAATCTTTCTCTCTACCAGATAAAAGCTCTCACGATACGGAATCTTATTGGTTTCTTCCCGCACATCAATACCGCATTTTGTTTTCATGAAATATCCAAGCTCTTCTGCTGACATTCCATCCTTTTCGGAATCTCCTAAATACGTTTCAATCGTCTGTTCTACTCTGATAATTCTTTTCTGACCGAATCCAAACATATCATGAAGTGCCTGGTATGCCATCATGCGAACGTTATAATAAGATTCTGTAATCAAATAGTCCGCATTGTTCTGTGCCTTGGCATATTTCTGTATTCCAATCAGTTCACTTTTGGAATATCCAAGTGGCTGCATCCGCTTTTTCTTTCTTGCCAGCGCATTACTCATTTGTTCTTCCATCTCCTCTCTACATCCTCAAAATGGCTAAATACAAGACTTTGAACATATTTTGATATATTTGTCCGTGCATATTTTTTAATTAGCATTTCCCCTGCTTCCATCATTCCTTGGAACCACTCATCTTCGTTATCAGCTTCATAAAACTGCTGCCGGAATTTATAATAGTCATTAAAAAACTGCCATTCTTCGGAACCTTTTTCAAATTTCTTACTTGCCATAATCATTCACCTTTTAATCAAATGGTGTGATGCCACATACTTCTCGGAAACCGTCTTTCTGTCGCATCCGTGCTTGAATCTGTTCAATGGTTTCGGTTCGCTCGATGAATCTCATGTGATCGCCGTCAAATTGGAGAACTTCTTTTAAATGCGTTCCCTGCCTTTGTTTTTCAATTTTCCATCCCTTATATTTACCATCTTCATCAAGATTCCATAACAAGATAATGTTTGATGCATCCTGCTCAACGTCTCCGGATTCTCTCAATTCTGCCATGGTTGGCTCTTTTGTTTCTCTCATCTCTGATATTCGATTAAGCTGAGACAGTACGATAATTGGCACATGCAGTTCCATAGCCAATGCTTTGATAGCTTTTGAAATATCTCCGACCTCGGATGCACGGTTACCGAATCTTCGATCAGCCTTGATTAACTGCAAGTAGTCAATCACGATCACATCATATCTTTGGTGCCTGCATTCTGCCCGGATTTCACTTACCGACTTCGCGCCGGTTGAAATAGTGATGCTATACCCGGAAAGTGTTTCATTCGCCTTGTCGAATGCTTCTTTCTCCCCACCAAGAAAAGCCTTTGCCCGGCGAACCCTTGTCAGACCGATTTCAGACATTCGAGAAACGAAACGCTCATACACCTGTGATTCGTTCATTTCAAGGTTATAGTAGCCAATGTTATAATCCTTTTCTGCCATCTGCCCGATCATTTGCGTAACGATTGCAGACTTTCCAACACCCGGTCTCGCACCAATTACAGTAACGTCTCCGCCTTCCAAGCCGCCAAGACAATCATCTGTTCGATAAAATCCAATTTTTATCAATCCCTCACCTACATGCTCATTGAAATAATTCCCTCTATTTTCTGCAACAATCTGCTTCATAGTTTTTGAGTGAACGGTTTTGTTTTCTTGGATTTCTTCGAGTTTCGTGAGAACTTCGGCTATAGAGTTGTCAATATCACACGGTCTAAGGCTCACTCTCTGGAAAAGGCTTTTCGTTTCCCTTGCCCGCCAATCCTTAATGACTGCATCCGCATAGTTTTCCATTGCTGTCGATAACGGAGTTGCGGCAACACATTCCTTAAGCTCACCGGCAATTATTTCCGGCTCCCATTTGTGGTTTTCAAGTGACTGAGACAGCGAAACGATATTGATGTTTTCACCCCGGTCATACATGGCAAGCATTTCTGCAAATGCATCTTGGCAAAATTCAGAGCTGAACATTTCCGGCTTCAATTTGTTGTAAACCTTGTACATGGAATCATTGTCAATCAATACACATCCGATCACTCCAATTTCTGCTTCCGCCAACTGCTCTCACCTCGCTTTCGTTTCTCAACTTGACGAATCCAGTAATCGCAATCCTCTTTCAGCCAGTCTCCGTATTTTGGTATGTAGCGATAATTCGTATCATCTGGATTCTTCTCTATATAGTCAGTAACA